TCAGCGGTTAACCCTCATCAGAATAACCCCTGGTGCAGCGACCTCAACGCGCCCAATAAACCGCTCTTCACCTGGCGAGCAGATCAGGGCTATAGCTGGCATCCGGCCAGTCATCTTTGAGTAATACAGGGCCTGCCCTATCGCCTCCGCCCACTTCTTGCACCAGTCGAACTCTATGGCCAGATCATCAGTCAGGCAGTCAACCCGCGTTCGGTCCTCCAAAACCACCTCAGATTTTCCTTCCCAGTATCCGCAGTATTCCGTCACATAATCCGCTTCCATAGGCCCTCCAAAGGCACAGCTCCAGACTGAGAGTTAGGTAATTATGGCAGCTCACAATACAATGAGCTGACAAATGAAAGACCCTCAGCCAGATGACAACAAAAAGCAGCTGCTGGCACGGATCGACAGGGACGTGAAAGAGAAGTTCGACAGAAAGCGGAAGGTGCGCGGACTAAAGCAGGAATACATCGTCGAGCAGCTGATTAAAAAATGGGTGGACGGTCAGATCGAAATTTGACCAAACAGAGCCCAGCGCTTTCTGTGAATCATTCTGATATAAAAATATATCAAATTAGATAAAGCAACCCGCAGATTGCCCCCCCCGCCATACTCACATATCGTTCGCAGCCTGGGTGTTTTTCAAGGCGACAAAATATCCGATCTGAAAAGACACAACGTCCTTAATTAGCGGATGCTCCCTACCAATTTCCCCATAAGGGATAATCGTTTTCACCTCTGTCTCGGGTAGTACTACCAAGACTCCATCTGCGGTCATCGCCAATATCTCCATGCCCATCTCCTGTTGTTCGAGCAGCAGCAATACTAATTGACAAAAGAATAAAGAAAACCATCTGCAAAACAACGGCTTACCTAATACGGGTAAACTCATACTTTTTGTCTGTATTTGGTGAAAATTATGAGGCTACTGTGCCATGCCTGATCTAATGACGTTCGGCGGACGTCTCAGGGATGCAAGGAAAGAGGCGAAAGTTTCAGCTGCATGGATGGTTGAGCATCTAAATAAACACCTGGTGCCAGCCGGGCTGGCAAGAGTTCACATCAACACGTATTACTCTTGGGAAAAGATTGGCACGCCTGGGGAGCTGAAGAGCGGGAAACGATACCCTCACCCAATGGCTTACAAGATAATGCTCGACCCGCTTGGTATTACGGGATACTGGCTATGGTATGGGGATATGGGTGGTCGCGTGATAAGGCGAAGAAAGGATTTACCGCAAGAACATCGGATAGCTGACGAACAGATTGGCAGTATTCGCGAAATAGAAGAAGAGCTTTATAGGGAATTTAAAAGGGTTGCGGCCAGCGCGACAAACGCACAGAAGGCCGCAATTCTTAATTTGCTGAGGGCGATCAGATGATCACTGACGTGAGAAATACTGACCACTTAGCACGGTCGGAAAATTAGCATTACCCGGTGCACTACCCTCATACATGCGATCGCCGTCGATTTTAATTATATCGCGGTTGTAAATTACGGCGTTATTGGGTGTGCAGGTTCCGAGGGCCGTTCTTACATTTGGCTCATAGTTGCTGCGCCCGCAGAAATTATTTTGCGAATATGAGTCAGCATATCCCTGATCAGGAAGTGTTATGTAAGTTGCGTGGTCACTATATTCAATCTGATGAACAGTGTCGCCAGAGGACAATATTACTTCGTCTTTAATAATGAACCTTGCTTCAACATGAAACGTATAACCCTGCTCAACACAACCCGTGTCCGTATAGTTGTCATATTTGAAAACCACTCGACCATTACCGGTGTATGTCGTTGTCAGTTTCGCAACGGTTCCGAGTTCGGCATTCTGATGACAATCAAGAGCCCACGAATCCTGAAGGGAATCAAGGAAGCTACTTGGTGACTCTGGCGATTCATCAACAGTCGTTTTGGGGAAGTCTCCGCTACTTCCGCCACAAGCGGTCAGGGCAAATACAGCTGATATAAAAATCGCTCTCATACTTAATCCTTAGTAATATCAATATCATCAGAGCAGATGATATTCGTATTAAGAACTTTATAAAAGTTCGATTCAGGCCCTGTGATAATTTAAATACTGTGCCATCATGCCGGCATGAGCGAAGAACTGATTAACTTTATTTGCGGCGTAGTCGGCCTGTACCTGCTGGCCATTACCATCGTCATATTCTCCGGCGGATTCCCTACCCGCTGGCAAACGTGGCCGGTTATTCATGCTGTGGCCTGGGGGTTGCCGATCTTCTTTACTGCCGCGTCCGTGCTGGCCGCCATCCCTGGCTTGGTCATTCTGAGCATTATTATTGCTGCGACTTCTCGACCACGGGCATAACCCGCTCAATCAGCTGCTTTTTGCGCAGCTGCAGCAGGTCGATCTGCCGGCGCTTCTCATCCGCGCTTAACGCCTGGCTCGCCTTAATCGCCTTAATCCGAGCATTGATCGCGGTCACTTTGCGATTCACCCGGTCCAGCGTCAGGCGGCCATTCAGCAAGTCACGATTTCCCTTTTCCAGTTCGGCCGCTTCGGCATAGTTGCCTTCCACCTTCAGCTGCTGCACATCGGCATGCAGGCGGGCGGCATCGCGAAGCGATTCATAAAACAGTGTGGTCTGCTTATCAGATTGAGGGTCGTCCATATTCCGGTAGAACCGGCGGATAGGCTGGTACTCGTACCAATGCCGCGCCGGAGCATCGTTGTTGCTTAGTGCGCGCTTCAGCACGTCGGTATGCCCTACCATCCAGGCGCCCACCTGACCGAAGTAACCGGAAATAAGGTAGTCGATCTGCACCGGACTTAATGCCAGTTTTGAGTCGGGTCCGAAAGTCGCTTCCAGCCCGGTACCCATCATTTCAGCTACCAGCGTGGTGCGGTCATTCACCCGATTCGACGGGCTTAATCGCTGCTGCCCCATCGTTTCAATGTCGCGACCGGTGAAGCTGTCGCGGTTAGCGTAAATGTCAAACGCAGGCTGCAGCATCTGTGGCACCGGACTGAAAGCAAAGGTGCTGGTCAGCATGTGACCCAGACGCTCAGCAAACAGATCGCCGGTAGCCTGATCATCAACGGCCTGCTCCAGCAGTCGTTCGGCCAGCGTGGCAATAGCCCCCACTTCAAACGGTTTCGGAATCAAACCGACGTGTTCGGTACCCGGAATGCGAATCCACCAGTAAGTATCTTTCATCCAATCTTCGGCTTTCTGGTAATCCTCGTCGTCTTGGTTGCGCAGGTACAGCGCCATAGTGGCCACAGACAGAGCCGCCACCACCGCGCTAAACCGTGCGGCTGCCTGCCGTTCGGTTACGCTGGCTTCAATACTGCCCACTCCGAGCATTTGCATAACCACTTTCGTGGTCGGCTTCACGCCAGAGCGGTACAGCTTGTCCAACCCCTGCAGGCGGGCATTCAGGAAAGGCACGACATCAATCAGGAATCGAACCGCAGGCCATGCTCCGGAAGCGCTGAAGTCCATAAGGTCACGCGCTTGGAATGCCGCGTACAGCTTGCCCTTTCCAGCCGCCTCAGCCTGCTCAAAGGCCGCCATGCGGTTGGCATTCTCAAAGCTGTTGTTCACGTCCTGCCAGCGATCCCATGCCGCCTGCAGCGGTTTCAGGCCATGGCCAAGCAGCGCTTTCGGATCGCGCAACACCTTGCCGCGGCGCATCTGGCCATCAATCTGGTACCGGATAAATTCAGCATCTTCCCCGTAGGCATGGCCGAAACTGAACGCCCCGCCAGAGGCCATCAGTCGCGCACGCTGATAGCCTCCGCGATTGCTCAGGCCAAATGATTTCAGCCCCTGCACCACGTTACCGGCGGCGTTGTATTTCATGTCGGTAACTGAAATGGCGCTGAGCGAATCGCGGATTAAGTTCGCAACAATGAATTGCGGCGTACTGGTTGTCAGGTTGGTGAAGGTGCGCTTAAACCAGCGCATTACCTTCATGGCCGTACTGTTCATGCCGGTGGGGTTCAGGCTGGTCAATGCCTGGAAAACCAGCGGGTCGGCAACGTCGTACCAAATCTTTTCCCCGTTGCGCAGTACAAAGGTGCTCTGTTTTTTGTCCCGGATCGCTTCGGCTGTCTGCTCCACCACGCCCAGCTCCAGAGCATTATCAACCGCCTGAGTAGCCGCCATGTTTTTCAAACTGGCATCCAACAGGTGATGGAAGTTCATAATGGTGTTCTGCAGCAGATCGTTCAGATTCTGAGTACCGCCTTTCAGCTTTTTGTATGCCTGCTGGCGACTCAGGCCGCCACCAACACGCGGACCTTGTGCCTGCTCCGCTTCTTCATCCAGACGGTAAAACGGAACATAGAACTCATTAGCCCACATTTCCCGGTTTTCGCTGGTGATAATTCCGGCCTTTTCTGCAATAGCCAGCACGTCGTCCCGGTGCTGCTGAAACTCAGCAAACACTTTTTCATAGGTGGCGTTACGGTCGCGGCCGTCCGTCATGGCGCCGGTGTTCAGGTCTTTCAGCGCGGCGATATCTTCCGGCGTGAACAGGTTTTCCCGGCCCTCTGCCATCAGCTTTTCACCACGGTTACCGGCAATCCAGCCCATAAAGCGCTCCACCTCAGCGGCGGAACCGAGCTGGTTCAGCGTGTAAATCAGACCGCTGGTGTCCTTCTTCACGTCGATTACACCGTCAGCATCCAGCATAACGCGGCCAGCATTCATCATTGCGGACACGGCACCGCCGGCGGCGTTACTCATGCGGGCCTTCACCCATGCCGACTTGGTAATGTTTTCCTCGCTGGTTACGTTGCCATCCAGCAGCTGTTTATCCAGCTCCAGCAGCCCGGCGTACCGGTCAACCAAACCCTGACGCACCTTTAACCGCCAGTTGGTCATGGTGTCGCGCACGCGATCTATGGCAGTTTGAGCGGCAGACTTCGGCCCGATCTTGGAAAGCGCCGCTTTCTGGTCGTCGGTCAGGCTGGCGTCATTGGCCAGCGCGTCAGACAGGCGGAACAACCCTCGAACACCACCCCCTTTCTGATTGCGATAATTGACTAAATCCCGATCAATGAGTACCCTTGTTTTTAGGCCTCGTAATTGGCGTACATCCCTGGGCAATCGCAGCCCAGACCGTGCGTTCAATTCGGGGCTTTGTTTTTCATCCAGGTAAAGCAAGTCTCCATTCTTCACCCATTTATCAACGGGTGTAATGTGAGAACCTCCCTCCTCGTAAGCATTAATTGCAAGATGAACATCCAGACCGGCTGCCTGTGCGTTTGGCTTTAGGATAATTCTTACGGGCCTTCCATTGACCACCTCGGGTGCAAAAAGAACCAAACTGCCAGGCTGTGTTTGTGATTTAAAAACGGCCGCTGGATTTTCAATCCATTCTGGTAGCTTTTTCCATTGCTCAGCAGTCATTCCCGGATGCTTGATCTGACCGGATTCTTTCTTTCCAACCGCGGACTCAACCAAGTGCAGCGGCTTGTCGTCGAAACCTAACAGAGCCAGAATGTCCGCCCCATCAAGAATGCGCACCCCTTGGCGGCTGGCAGGACTGCCACTAAACAAAGCATCAATCCTGTTCTCGAATCGCTTTTGTGTTTCGTCGCTTTGTTTCATTACAAAACCACGACTTGCAACCACTCCCCGCGTCCCTTCTTGCTGCAGGTGCAGTTTACTTTTCGCAATCAGCGCCAGCGTATCGGTATCATTCCAGCCAATGCCGGGGTATATCTTGCGGATAAGGTCGCGCAGCGCGGCCACCACCCGGCGCACCAGCCCCATCTGCTTTCCTTCCTCAGCAACGTGGGCGATGTACTCCAGCACGGCGTCACGACGATCCCGAACCTTGCTTAGATCAAGGTTGTAGCGCTGGATTTTCTTCATCAGCAGCTTTTTGCCAATGCGCTGGTAAATGTCGTCCAGCACCTGATCCAGCGCCTTGCCGCCGTTTTCCCGCTGCGCTTCGATGAAGTTAATCACTGCACCATGCCCCAAAGCTTCATGCAGCGCCGCACGAACGGCAGCAGCACGGGATGTTAAGTGGCTGGCAATCAGATAGGTGCGGCCAGTGACCGTGTTGTAAAAACCTTCAAATTCGACTTCATTGAAAGCGCTGCCCAAGTCAGCCTTCACGCTTTCCGGCAGGTCGTGCTTGGTTTCCACCACCTCGATTTTTACGCCGAGGTCATCCTCAACGCCGGCAATCCACTTCCGCACATAATCTGCCATTGGAGGAGTATCGGAACGGTCAACCGGATTGCTCGGGCCTTTATCTTTTGCTATCTGCGCCATTTCTTTCAGGCGGTCGGCTATAGCTTTTTGAAGGCCCGGATCGTTGTCGCGCGGCAGGGAAAATAAAACCTCTGACGATTCTCCGGATGCCATCTCGGTATTGGTTTCGCCGCCACCGCTTTCTGGCTTGTCGATGATCAGAACCTTGGTGCTTACCCCGGTAGGGTTCAGCGATGATTTGAATGCCCCTTCCGGCAGGGCTTGTTCGTCTGCAGCAATGGCGTTCAGGAAATTACGGAACGCCTTGTTTTTGCTATCCGAACGATCACCGGCCATGCTGCTGACGATTGCCACAATGCGCCCGCCGGGTTTAAGCATTGAATAGGCATGGGTAACGTGGTCAATATCCTGATTCTTGCTGAACGGAGGATTCATCACAATACGGTCGTATTTCTCGTCTGCTGGCAGCTCTAAAAAGTCGTTACCGATCAGGTTGTGGCCTTTCTCCTGCAGGATTTCCCGCAACTGACCGGCCATTTCCACCACATCCACATTGCCGCCGGCGCCTTTAATGGAATCCGCAAGCATCCCGTTACCGGCTGACGGCTCCAGCACGGCCATGCCCGGCTGAATGTCAGCCAGCTCAACCACTTCAGCGGCGGTGTCATTCGGGGTTGGGAAAAAATCATTGAAGGCTTTCCGGTTGCTCAGCACGGTGCGCTTCAGTGCCTGTTCCATATCATCCAGGCGGTTGTTTTTCTTCGGACGATCAATGCTGTTTTTCAGGTTAATGTATTCAACCAGCGCAGCGCGCAGCACCGGCAAGCTGGTAATACCCATACGTTCCAATCGCTTGCGCTGATTTGAAACATCCGTATAGGTCATGTGGCTTTCGCCATGCTTGCTGGCGAAGTTCATAATCCGCTCGCGCACACGGTCATTCAGAGCGATGCGCTTATCATCACCGGCACCGCGAATCAGCGTGCGTAAAGATGCAGCAGCCTGCTTATGGCCTTTCACCTTTTCCATGTCGCGGGCAATGTACTCCAGGCTATCGGCATACATGAAATCCAAAGGCATTTGGGCGCCAGATACCATTTGCTCCGGTGTAACATCGGCCTTAAAGAATCGGTTTCCGTTATTGTCTCGGTCGGTTAAGTCGGCCGACGCATTGTGAACCAGCCCGCGCGTATATCGAGCCAGCAATTCGGCTTGTACTTTCTCAGTCATCCGACTGAGTAGAGGCGCTTCGCCATTTACTACGCGCCGCATAACTTCGGCAGTAACGGCTGCGCCTTCTGCTTTGGCCACTGCACTGGCAGCCATATCAGCCTGGCGGATTGTATTAGCGCGGCGGGTTGTATTCAGCTCCGCCTCTGCAGCCTCTTTCATACGGTCGGCCATTTGCTGCAGTCGGGCAGCCGCCCGGGCTTTCTTTTCACCCAGGCGCTGCGCCACCTGCTCTGTCAGGTCAATATCCTTACCGTTCAGCCATTCGCGGAATTGCTGGGCTGTTTCAACGCTGGGAAAATAAAAGTTACCCTTCCAGTAACCGCCCTTCATGCGGCGGGCAAAGGCGGCAGCCTCTTTGAATTTGTCGGTACCCAGCCGGTCGATTACCTTCACATTAAAAATGGTTTCGCCGGTTTTCGAGTTTTGGCCTTCTTCCGGCTCGCCGGTTTTAATTTCACCCTCTGTTTCCAATCCCTTTTTTACCGCCTGCACTGGCTTTTCTTCCAGAGCCTTTTCGGCGGTCAGGCGGTCATAAGTTGCGCGCTGCTCGACGCTCAGCGAATCAATCCCTTTTACCTGAATCAGTCGGCGGTAATCTTCCAGCGTCTGCGGATTTTTCAGGCGCTCCATGTAGTCTTGATGGGCCTTGATTTTTTCGTCTATCAAGGCTTTGCGGTCAGCAGCATAGGCTGAAATGTCGGCATCGCTCAGGGATTTAATATGTTCCTGGGTAATCGCCTCAACATTATCGCCATGACTCCAGGTAACAACGCCGGAGTTGTTGCCTATAAACCGGAAGCTCTGCACTATCCCGCTGTAAGCCATCCGCACCAGCTGGTCTTTTTGGGTATCGGAATACACATAGCCGCGAACATGATCCACAAGCTCGGCTTTTTTCAGTTTGGCCAGGGCTGCTTTGGTGGCGTCAGGGTCGGCAACCACCGATTCAAACACCTGCAGAACCTCACTGGCCGGCACGGCATCGCCACCATTCAGGCGGCGCATCAGAGCATTAACGGCTTCGTGTGGCGGCAGGTTATCAGGCAGTGCAACGGGCGTTGCCGATTCGGCTGGAATGTCTGCGCGCGCGCGCTCGATGGCGGCAAGGTAGGCGTTATCGTCGCCCTTAAACACAATGGATTTCAGGTTAAAAGTATTGCTGGTCAGCTCCCCCGTTGGCGCATCAACAATGACAGATACAGGGTTGCCATCGCGGCCTTTGGTCACTCGCTTAACCTGATAGTCGCCGAACTTCCATTCATCGCCTGGCTTAAACTGGATAGCCTTCTTCATAAGCTCAGTTTCTGACTGCTCTCGCTTCTGCTGCTTTTCATCCAGCTGCTTTTTCAGCTCGGCGCGCTCCGCTTCAATTTCTTCCGGAGTTCTTGCGGCCAATACCTTATTGCGGATTTCTGACTGTCTGGATTTTACCCATGAAGAAAATGAATCCTGGGCGCGGTCAAAGGCATTGCCTCTGGCAGAGGCTTGCTTGCCGTTAAACTTATTTCGGCCAGCAATGAAACTTGACGCTACGCCTTCCCGCGCAGCCAATACGGCAGCATCACGCTTCAGGTATTCATTGGCAAAATCAACGATTTCAGAATCCAGAACCGTTTTCTGCTGGTCGCTTTTTGTGATTACCTGCAGGTCTTTTTGCGTATTCAGAATGGTGTTTGCAAAATCATCACGGTGCATTTTTGCAGGCACGCCCGGGGAGCGAACGGAATGCGAGTAAGCCTGAGTGGCTTTCTTCACGTCGTAGGCTGATTCCAGGCTTTCACGGTTTATGTCGTCGATGGTAAGCGGCTTAGCTTGCTTATCAGATTCAGGCTTTTTTGATTCGCTACCAGTCTTGTCTGCCGCTTTTGATAATCCAGCATCGATCGGTTTTTCAGTGTCGCCGGTAGCAATCCAGTCCTTAAACTGCTGCATGGTCAGCTCGTTCACCGGACCGACCTTCCAGCCTTTTTCGTAGTTCTCTTTGTAGCCGGTAATGGCCTTAGCCTTATCGGTGAAACCAAGCATTATTTTATGCTCATCAAATGAGCCGTCAGCATTCACCTGGTCAACGATAAAGACTTTTTCGCTTTCGGGATTTTTGCCAAGATAAACGTCGATGTGCTCACCATCGGCACCTTCGGTTTTTTTCAGATAGCCATAGTGGTGAGCCATGGTTACCGACCACGCCTTACCATCCGGATCGGTGCCTGAGCGCTGAGAGCCACGCGGATTTTCGATAGCGATATCCAGCCCTTGAACGGTAACGTGGCCCTTCTCGTAGTTGCCCGCCTCGATCTGCGCAGCCGTTGGCTCTGGCTTATCATTCAGCGGCGACGTTGCGGCCTCGTTTGCGGCCGCATCAATCTCGCCTGAAAGGTCGTCATTCATATCCAGCGCACCGGTGCGCGGCGGCTCTGCCATATTGCCGTTGGTAGCCGTGGCGGCACCTTCAGGAATACGCCGCAGCTCATAACCGCCGCCTACCTTGGCGATTTCATAGTCTGGGTGTTTCTTCAAAGCGATACGGGCAGAGCCGATATTCTTAAACGGGTTACCGGCAGAATTGCGGATTGCTGACGGGCCTTGGTATTCCTCGCCAAACCGCTCACGGTAGTAACGCTGCAATTTGGCGCGCTCTTCGGCATTCCGGCGCGAACCTTCACTGGCAACGGCCGCGCCAGTGCGGCGCCCACCATTGCCGTTAAATTCGCGCTGCCCGACTTTTCTCAAGCTCTCACTATCAGCATCCAACTTCTTAATGGTGCGCTCAATTTCTTCTCGACCCATCTCACTAAAGCGGGAATCCATGCTTTCGTATTCTTCACGATCGGCGTTCAGATTGCGCTGATCACGGGTCAGCAGCTCGTCAGGCTTGGCCTTCTGATAGGCTTCGGTGGCGTTTTTTACGGCGCCCTCTTTGCTATTGGCATACTTCCATGAGCCGCCCGGGTAAAACTTGTATTGCCAGCGGTCGCGGTACTCGCGCAGCAGTTCTACTTCAGTTAAGCGGGCCTCAGAAACAGAAACCCCGGCAGCGGCCGGGGTTTCTTCATCAATATTTTTTTCAGAAGCTCTTCCAGCATCTGGAGGCTCTACGCTTTTTTCGGCTCCTGATTTTCGCTTTCCGGAACCGGCTGATTTTTCCGCTTCGGCGGATTCTTCTTCCAGCGCTCCACCTGCTGCAAAGCCTTCAATACTTGCGGGTGTAATTTCATTTCCGTTGCTCGCTCGTTCAGTTAGTTCTTCGATAATCATGCCAAGAGCTATCGGATCATGCCCGTATTCTTGCGCTGCTTTGACCAATACTTGATCTGACACTCCGGCATTTTTCGCATTTTGCATGATTTCAGCCAGAGCGCGGCCCATAGAATCCAGGGCATCATCGTCGAAAGATTCCTCCAGAATTTCAGGCTCAAGAATATCCGACAGCTCAACTTGTTTTGCACCTACGGATCTTGCCAGCGGCGTATCTGCATCAACAAATCCAGCTTCCTGCGCTGTCATCTGGCCGCGCATAACCTTTCTGAATTTAAGCACATTTTCGCGCTCAGGCTTCAGATAGTCGCGTGCATAGTCGTTACGTTCGTCTGTGAACACATCAAGCAGATAGCGAACCGCACGCGCCTGCCCTTTGCCAAGATCCTTCCCTGCAAGTGAGCGCCGGACCGCTATCTGAAGCCCTTGTACGCCGAGACGCTTCACATTATCGGGTGCGTTTTGGAACCAATCTGGGTTAAGTGATTTTGTACGGCCTGTAACGCGCCCGGACTTATCAACCATCTGAACAATGCCGCCGCCACGAACAAGCCTGTTTGCCATGTGGTTAAGCTGGTTGCGAAAAGACTCTCGTAGCAAACGGCCATCATCCAACCCCTTTGGCTGCTTGTGCTTTCTGATCTGATCCTGAACATTCTCTGCAAGACGGTCTGCACGCCCGTCATCACTGAAGTCGATTGCATCAGCACCAGGCACAGCTTCATCAGCGAGCTGTAAGGTCTCACTTACTGGAATATCCGGTCGCTGATACGGGATATCGTTGGTTTCTTCAACATCCACCAGTGGTGGCAACTCTGCAACCTCTGCTACTGGCGGAGGAACATCACCCAATACAATGCTCTCAGCATCTGCAGGGATTTCATCAACATCTGCAACCGGCGGGCGAACGCCTGGCTGCTTACCCTGCTGCTCAGTAAAGGCTCGCTCTGTAGCAGCTTTGGCGGCCTTCGCCTCTGCCGTGGTCTCCATGTAATACGGCGCATCAACGCTGGCCGGAATAGCTCGGGCCGGGTCAGGCTCGTAGTCAGCTACTTCCGGCATAAGCGTTTCAATTTCTTCGTAGGTCTCACCATTCTGTGCCTGTGCCGGTACTGGCAACTGTTCGGCACGGCCAACCATTTCGCCAACCGCAACATATTCCGCAGGAAGACCGCCTTTGTACTCTGGTGCTGCTGCTTCCATTACGTCGCGATAAATCTTCATGCCGCGCTCACGGAATCGCTGCGCGCCTTCCAGATCACTTTCAGCAACCATATCTGCGGCCATTTCAAAATTGCGCTTGGCTGCTCGCAGGCGTACCGCCTCATCGGTAAAGCCTTGCTCTTCGGCAATTCGGATATCATCGTCAATGCCGCGATACTGGCCGCGCTCGGCTTTAATCTGCGCTAAAGCATCATCCAGACTCATAGTTGGCGCTGGCTGTACCTGAGCCATAACGTCAGGGTTAGTTTGGATTGGCTGCATTACACGGCCTTCTTCGTCAACCTGCTGAACACGGGCCGGTAGTTTATTTTCTGACGGCTTACCTTTGCTCATGCCGCCCATAACGCCACCAAAGGCACCACCAAGCACACCCTCGTTCAGTGCATTGGTCATAACCCCTTCCATAGGGTCCCGGTCAGGATCAACGTCCTGCTCGATCATGGCGGTATTCAGAGCGTACTGCTCCATACCGCCCTGTCCCATTTCCGTAGCACCTTGCGCCAAAAACTGCTGACCAGCATTGCTTAACCGACTGCCGGTACCAACACCCCGTAAAATACGGTCAATGAAGTAGCCGCCAGCGGCATCCAGTACCAGGTTGGTGGTAATCAGCATTGGGTCGCGCTGAACAGCGCTGGACACTTCATCGGCAACCATCTTTTTAGCAAGGTCGCGGCGCTGGCCAACGTCCATATCCGGGTGCGTATCTACCATGCTCCAATAAGCGCGGCTGAATGCTGGTGACTGGTCCAGCTCAGCATCTGACATTTCCAGTACGGATTCCCGTGCCTCATTACCAATCATACCTCCGGCAATACCGGCACCAGCCAGAGACTGGCCGGCAGTGCCAAAGGTGGCTTTGGTCACGTTCTGCGCGTAATGCTTAATGGCTTCTTCAGTCATGCCGCGACCAGCAGCGTGCTTCGCTGCCGCCTTCGCAACAACCTTCCCGGCAACCTTTGCGCCCAGCGTACCAATGCCATAACCAAGCGGAATCTGTGCGCCCATCTGGCCTACCAGCGTCATAAACTGCAGCCCCATGGCCCGCGGGTCAGTCCAGGCATCACCAAAGCCCATGCTGCCATTTTCATCTTCGGTAAAGAACTGCTTTTGCATCGCAGCCTGGCCGGTATCGCTCATTTGGCTGATTTGATCTTTTGCCAGATTGTTCAGTGCCTGACTGGCATTGCCCAGGGTTTCGCTGCCAGTAATCTGATGCGCGGTTTCAGCCAAGCCACCGGCCGCCTGCGCCGCACCCATCTGAATGGCATCAACAGCATCGCCAAAGAATCCCTGGTTGCTTTCAGGTGCCGGCATCGGTTCGGCGCTCACGGCTGGCCGGTAGGCACCGGGCGAACCCTGCTGAAAGGCAAGGTCATATAGGCTTGGTCGCTGATTCATCCGCTCGCCGCGCTCGCCGCGCTCGCGGGCATTTTGCTGGCGCCGGGCAATAGCAGTTTCGCGGTCCAGATCATTCAGACCGACAGTCGTATTCTGAGTCATCTTAATTTTGAGCCTTTTTGTTTAAAGACCGGCCAGATCAGCCGAGCGAGACGAGGAATTGTTGGCAGCCATAAGCTGCGCCATTTCTTTTGCGTATTCCGCAGCCTTCAAAGAATCAGGGCCTGCTGCAATCATTTGCTGTAGCCGCTCAATTCGCTGTTCACGTCGATCGCGCGGGGTTTTTGGTGTCGGCGGGGCTGATGCTGCAACGGTATTTTTGCCCCGTAATTCTTCAGCTTCAGCCTGGAATTTCACACGGGCGTTTTCCGGATACCGCGGATCGGCGGCTTTTGCCTCCAGCTCCTGAATTTGTGCGGTAACGCGGCGATCAATCTGGTTGGGCATCGGCGGTTGAGCGGTCTGAGCAATTTGCTGTTCAACCTGCTGCAAGCCCGGACGACCAAAGACTTCCGGATTGGCGGTCATGGCATTATCAATGCTGACTTCTGCTCGCTGGCGCGCCTCGATTCCAGCCATCACCTGCGCCACATCTTCATGTGTTAATTCGCTGTAGTCGCCGGACTGGCGCTTCAGCTGGTGTGCTTGCAATACAACTTCCGGCGGCACACCCCACTTAATTGCAATGTCACGGTCAACTTCAGCGGCTGCAGCCGCGCGTTCTTCCGGTGTTGTAAAATTGGCACTAGTGCGGATTTCCTGTTGCATTTTCAGGTAACCATCCACATCAAAAACACCGGTTTTTCCACCACGCCCCGAACCTGAGCCTCCGCGACCGTCATTTACAGAAGCGCCGCCAAGCCAATGTGAAAACTGCGCGTCCGATTTTCGGATTGCAGCCGCCCGCTTGGTGCCGGTGGCTTCATCGTAAATATCGCGCACCTCGTAGCCATCGCCCCGCTCTTGCCTGCCCAGCACAATCTCGCGCAGAGCCGCAGTAAATGCCTTTGGATCATTCTTATGCCGCTGCAGGTTGTACGCCATATTGGCCCGGTGCAAAGCAGCCTCATGCCACTCGTTAATTTTTTGATCATTGATTGTATAAATATCATCGTCAGGATCACCCGTACCGTTCCTGGTGAGTGGCGCGGTATATTTCGTTCCGTCACTTTTAGTAACCTCTAAAATCGGAACCATACGAACATCTTCAACGCCATCACCGTCAGCATCCTTTCCCGTAGGTAACTCTTTTGCACCAATAATGCGCCGGGCCATTCCGTCTGTTTTTGTACGTGCTGCGAGATCATCTTTCAGCATTAAATTAATACCGTCCAAGGCGCGCTCATCCCATTTGTTTTCAGAGACGGCGCGATGCATGAGCGTTCCGGCCTGCATCATTTCTTCCCGCTGCTCATCAGATTCCAGTTTATTAATACCAAGGCCGCTGTATTTCTTCCAAAACCCCTGATCTGGCGCTTTACCAGCTTCTGCGAGAGCGCGAGTCTCGCGGTCAAAATCAACAAGAAGCTGCTTGTTCTCTCGGTCTTCCTTTTCCATGCCGAATTGTTCTTTCTGCATTGCAAACTGCTCATCAGCACGATCATTCGCCCGCTGCTGCTGCTGCATGCCATTCACAAATGAAGCGCCCTGCATCAGACCGCCCATAAAATTCATTGTGCTTAATCCGCCACTCATGGGATCACCCTATAAAAACTTGTAAGTCAGATAACCAACGCCAGCGCCAGCGACAGCCCCTACCGGCCCGCCAACCATAAAGCCTGCGCCAGCCCCCATGGCGATAGCGTTTTTACGTGAAGCATCATCCGCCTGCTTGATCTCTTGCCACGCCTGCTTTCGCTGCCCTTCCATTGCTGCGGCGTGCTCTAACCCCTGATTTGCGCTGCTATCCAAATCCCGCTGAATATCCACCAATCCGTATGACATGATTAACCTCCCGCTTTTGGCAGCATGGAACCTGCGAGAAGTGCGTTTTCGCGGTCGGTGGCTGCAAGTCGTGCATTGTTTTCAGCATCGATTAATGCTGCCGTTTTATTTCGGCTCATATCCGAAGCCCTGTCCGTTTTCTGCATATCGCTCAGACCAATCCCCATGCCGGTGTCACGCATTTGTTGTGACTGCTGCGCCAGATTAAACCCGCGATCAACCCCTTCTCGTGCCTGGTCAACCGCTCTTTCGGTATATTCACCACTGGTAATGGTGTCGGCGTAATTCAGGATGTAAGGCATGTCGTTTTTTTCAAACTCATCCCACTGACGGCGCTTTATCTCGGCATTAATTGTGTCGTATGACTTACCAGCCATGCTGTCGCCGATTAGTACACCGTCTTTTTGCAGCTGAGCTTTTCGGTCTGCTATCCGCTGATCCTGACCCGGAATATCCGATAGGCCAGCTGATGATTCATTGGATGGAATCGAGACGCCGCCTTTGCTTTTATTCTTGGTTTTAACGAACATTGACATAACTACTCCGGCTTAGGCTTTCGATTCATGTAGGCTTGTCCGGCCATGCCAGCCGCCGTTCCCAATGCAGCACTGGTAGCAGCCTTGCTGTTAAACTTACCGAACGCTTTTTGCGCAGCCAGTTGATTGGCTCCTTCGGCGATATCCTGCAAGCCAGCCACGGCTTTAGTTTTCTCGCCCATTGCCATGGCAATGCGGTTGTTCTGACCTTCAAGGTGCGCGGAGTCCAAAGCAAATTCCGACTCGGCCTGCGCATTACCAACCGCTTGCCCCGTCGCATCCTGAACCGCAGTCATCGCGCTGGAAGAACGCCCTGAGCTGGGATCAACACCAACCTGGGCCAGACCGGTCTGCACCTGTCCGGCCAAATCATTACTTTGATTCTGAGCGTCAATATTTGCCCGGCCCGATACCGCATCCTGCATCTGCTCTGAGCCCAATCGCTCCACTCGATTTGCGTATTCGTTTTTAACGAAATCCATTTGACGAGCAAAGTCATATTCTTTGACTGCAACGTCCGCAGCCGCTTTTTCTGATGAAGATTCACCTGGCTTTTCAGGCCCCTTGCCAAGACCGAGGCGCTCAGACGCTTCATTGGCCATGCCGTAGGTACCCATCGTCGAAATATTCAACAAGCCTTCTTTGGTTGTCGGGTCAATTTGGCTAAGGCCTTTTGAAACCGATTTTCCGACTTTCTTTACGGCTTTCTTAGCCTTACCCATTGCGCACCTCTTCAGTCTTTGCCATTGCAGCAACGGTATTACCCACAAGCCATTGATCACGGAATTCACCGCCGATCACTTTGCTTTCTTTTTCCAAGCCCTCATCAACCATGCCGTTAATCTTGGCAAAGTGATAAACCTCTGGGAAACACAATGGAATGCGTGCCTGCAGCTTGTGAATGCCTGGCAGCTCTTCCTGAATCAGTGACAGGCATTGCCGCCATGAAAGGTATTTGAATCTGCGGAATTCCGGCAAAATGTGAGCGTGAACATCCAGCGTCGTGCTGCTAAGCGCTGATAACCACCACGCGCCAATTAATTTTTGATGCTCGAAGGTGCCAATAAATAAATCATCCGGCCCCTCTGCCAGATCGTCAGCTGTGCACCCGTCTTCAGAAATTCTCTGAAAGATTTCAGGGTACAGAAGTACCGCCTTTGCATCTTCAAAGGAAATAAATTTAGAAGTGATCATAAGAATTCAGGCAATAAAAAAGCCCAGTCGGAAAACCGGCTGGGCTTGATTGAAATTTGGGCATTTTAGAAAAAATACCATGTAGCGTGCACACGGGCAAGAATCAGATGATTTCTACCCACGCGCCATTTTGGCGGGCGTAAATTTTCCCATCGCTTGGTGCGTCAGGAATAATTAAAAGGTTTCCGATCTGAGTGTCGGTGTAGGAATTGGCAGCCTGAACGGCTGCTGCTTCCCGGTCGTCGGTGTAACCCTTAGCGGCGTTCAGCACCTGATTGGCTGGCGCACTGGTTGCAGAAAGTCCGGCAGAGAATGGCCCGGTGTTGGCACCCAGCGACACATCAACGACATGGCGAAGAAAGTAATGCCAGCTCTGGCCATTCCCAGCCTGATAATCAACATACGAATTACCGCCAGTAAAACCAATTTGGGCAGCATCCTGCAATAACCCCGTAGCTGATCGCCATACTTCGGTTTTACCGTGACCACTGTAAGCGGGCGTAGCCCAGTGGATAACAATGCCATCCGGTATCACAACAGCAACGACTGCTGAAGGTCGCCCTGGAATTACCTGACTCCCGCCCTGGCTGGGTGAGGTGTTGCCACCGACCCCCGAAGCTGCGGGCAATACCCCGCCACGGGAAATCATCTGCTGAACTTCGGATATCGTCGGCTTGCGATCATTTTTATCCCCGCGCACCCCTTCGGAAACCTCCAGAGCCTCAATAACCTTTTGCAAAGCCATCGGGTCTTTCGGATTGATCGACTGCACCCGCCTACGGTTAGTCATAGCAGTTCACCCATAGAGCTGGCCAAAGCCAAAGCATTTACCCGTCCGGCACACTCAACCTGCATGGTTAAACGACGCGGGCGGCCCGCTGGCAGCCGAAAGCCTTTGTCCGTGGCTACCGTAGTAGCAAAGGCATAGTTATCGCCTGTGAGCGTCATCGTGGCGCTGGCGTCTGCATCAATACGGCCGGCACTCATAACCACGGACGCGCTTAATACAAACTCGCGGGATTTCCATATCATCGTTTTATTGTCACCGGCGTCGAATACCTGAACGCTGTGCGTATTGTTGCTGTGACGAATAAGCAGATACAACCGATCCTCATCCGCCTGGTAGTGGCCATTGAGAACCGTATCGCCCGGGTCGCCGCTCAGCTGCAGCGGGAAGACACCATTGTCCAGGTTGAAAATAAACGATTTAACCGCACCAAAGCACAGGTATTGGCCCCGGTAACGGAATGCCCTGAACGTGGCGGGCTGCAATGCAAGCCACTGCTGTCGGCTGAAAAATTGCTTACTCACAAGCTGCATACCGGAAGGCCCGGCCATCATCAGTCCTTCACTGGTCGGATACAGGGAATAGTCACCCATATCAACATGGCCGCGACGGCTCAGGCATGAGGCCCGAACATCCAGCCGGGTCTGACTCATGGCTGCCGGGTGCGCTCCAGATACCACCCAAGGGTTACCGGTTGTGGTTACAACCAGCGAACCAGCAACGGTAGCCAGACTCACGATGTCATCAGGGAAAGCCAGCTGGTAATCCAGCGGCCAGGCGTGCGGATAATATGGTTCGCTAAAGCACAGCGTGTTGCCGAAAAATCCAGCCATAAAGCCATTGCCTACAGTCACGAGCCCCTTCATACCCGCCGGCGGATGGTTCCAGCTTTCAGAATTGCACGGTGCGCCAAGCGCATTGCTATTCACGCTGTCGTTATATGACGTAGTGGCTGCAGCGATTTCCGCCACAAAATTAAAGAAACCGCCGCCCTCGCTTCGGTAAATTCGTCGCGTTGCTGCTCGGCTGTCATTGCTGGCACCCAGCGTCAGGGGAATTGTTGCGCCATCCCAGCGGTTAATAATTTGGGTGGTGTCGGATGGTTCGGATTCTTCGCCCCTGGCAGTTACCGCTGTCACGTAGTACGCGCAGCGCAAAACTTGTGAATCAGGGTTTGTTGGTTCTGCAGTTTCCCAGCTGGCAGGAACCGAAGGCGTAGGCGGTTTGTTAATTCCAAGGCTTGTTGTTGTTAATGTGCTGCCAGATAAAAACGCCACCTGCGGCTGCAGAAGATCGCCAGCCATGTAAACCCGCTTCCAGGCATCATTGGCAATCGGCCCGCGTATGAAATCGGCATCATCCGTGCGGGTCAGTACCTTGGTTTTATCAAACGGGTAAATCGCCCACGAATTAACGGTTGTGGCTGGCGCAGAAAACCCACTGGCCAGCAGGTCACGGATAGGCACCAGCGAGCCGCCTTCCATCCGGGCGTTGTAGGTTTCGCTCGCGTAATTCTCCGGCAGCAGCTGCGGCGCAACCACCGGCATCTCACCGGCAAACTGAGTAATGCTCAGCTTCATAATGCGCTATCCCTGTAGTCCACCTGATAGCCATACCGGTGATTGATACCGGCCTGAATAATTACCGGGTCAGTCACGGCAGAAATAAAAGGCCCGTGAACCACGGCAAAGCGTTCGGAATACTGGCGCAGATACAGCCCGCCATTTTTGAAATACCAAAGGAATACGTCAGTGCTGGTCGGATCGTCTTTATTCTCCACCGTCAAAGTGGCGTCCTGCACGTCGGCATCCAAATCTAGCAGTTGCGGTAATCCGGTGTCAGGGTTGCGCCACCACACACCTAATCCCCCATCCGGTCGGATGTACCCAAGAATAACAAAGCCGGTAGGCGCAAATTCCAGACTGATTTTTTTAATACCGCCGACCAGCGCCAGCAAATAGCGCGGACTGCCATCCCATAAATCGTTGGGCAGTTTTTTCTGCAGGTAGGTGCCGCCGTCTGATTCCAAATAAGCCACCCAGCCGGTGCCGTAATTACCCCGGCTCATATCCGGTGCACTGTTGCCAGAGCCAATATCCCAAGGGCCAAACGCAAAAGACTTATGTTCATGCGGCCAGTCAATGGCTGGCAGAAATCGCGGTGGCCGGATTAGCTCACCGCGCCTGGCGTCAGAGGAAAAAGGCGGAATCACGGCAGGCGGCCCCAGGTAATTTCCCACGAAATTGTTAAATCATAATTTGCAGGGATAGTGTATTGAGCGCCACCTATAGGGATAATCATTTTATAAATACTTGCATATCTAGGGACCCAAATAGGACTGCCTGGCTGGGATGTAGTGACTGATGACTGTGCTGGTGTTTTTGCAGTTAGCGTTACAGTTCTGTTCGGAATATCCCAAGCAATTGTCGCCGTGGCTAAGCCGCGTCCAAAAAGACCAAACTGATTAAATCCAGTCTCTAAGTCAAATTTAAGACCTGCCAAATAGTATCCCCAATTCGCCAGCGACTCATCTGCCGCCAAACACCAGTGGAGATCCCCATGAGGTGTAGGGGTGACTCCGGACGATACTATTTTCGGAAGCTTAAAATAAATCGCATAGGTTATCCTGAGCGTTTGCCCGGCATTCACTGTAATCTGTGTCGGGACTCCCTCTGAGTCTTTTATAAGGGCTCTTGTTACCAAAACCCCATTATTATTGTCCTTTCTGATTCCTAGCTCTGTTATAGCCTCGCCAGAAAAACCAGTAAAATCACAAGAGCCATATCTTTTTACAATCTTGTAATCTTGATGATCTTCTACGTCAGAGTTAGAATTCATTGATATGGATTGCACTTTTATCTGGTTCCCAAGGTCGGTATCAGATACCGATGGCGGAGTCACAACACCTGAACCAAGACAGAGATAAGTCCCCGCAGGGGCAAATCTACCCATATCAAGATATGAGTCCAAAATTAAATTAGTCTGTTCGGGTACATCAATAACCATTTCACCTGTCGAATCATCAATTACCTGATAGGCATACGCGCCTTTAATCCCAATCTGGTTTTGGGTTTTTATTTCATTCATTGGTTATACCTGATTACTGGTTACGCTCAGAACAGTGGCACCCGTTACGGAAATAAAGCCCTGCTCGTCCGGTTTCTCTTGGTTTGAATCCCTTACGATTAGGGTTTCCATGCTGCTAACAGAAAGCACATTGGCCCCAGTCACGGAAATAAAACCCTGCTCGCTTGGTTGTTCTACGTTGGAATCTTTAATGAGTAACGCGGCCTCCGACGTCACCGAAAGAACAGCCGCACCAATAACCGTTGGGCTGATTTCTTCCGGCGGTATCGGGTCAGGATCGTTGCCTGCGTCAGAGCCGATATTTCCCCACTGGTCTAATAAAATCAGCGTGGCGAACATGGAAAAATCACCCAACGCTGCGCCGGTAATCACCAATCCTTGCTCGTCCGGCGCCTCGTCAATTCGCCATATTGTTTTAGCCATTGCGAACTGCTGCAGGCTGGTTTCAAATTCAAGCCCGTTATCCGCGCCAATGTGCCAGGGATAGGTATTCCATGGTGCCGCTTCAGTATCAAAGGGGTTGTGCTGGTACAGCTCGCCCATCAATACGAAATTCGCAATCATGGGCGGCCCCACCTGAATGACAGCGTAAAGCCAATGTCGTTATTGGCCGGATTTATAAGTGACGTTTCCAGCTCAATAACCGGCAAATTCTTTTCGTTGTTTGTCGCCTGAAATCCAGTAATCGTCCGGTTTAATTCAGTCGCGGTAAAATTCACGGTGGCCGTTGCAGTTTGTGTTGCCGCGTCATAGGCCCAACTGAATACGTTCGCTGCAACGCTACTTCCGTCGCCCAAATTGGCACGCAGCCCGGCACCGGCAAACGGGTTGCTAAACCGGCCAGCCAGAATGCCGGCCGGTGCCGTTAATTCGTTATGCGGCTTAATGGTAAAAATGCTGCTGCCGTAGGGCGTGGTTACAGTGCCGGTGGCCAGTACGTCAGGAATCAGTACATACACGAAGTACGATATTTTCAGCGTCTGGCTTGGCGCTATCGGAATAATGGTGGCCAGTCCGTTGCCGTCGCGCACCAGTGAGCGGCTGCGCACGGAATCGGCATCAGGGCCGCGGAATCCCACCTCTGAGATATTGCCGCTCAGTCCGGTAAACGTCGCGGTTACGCTGCGCTTTGAATACCGGTTCGCGCCCTGCATAAAAATAACAGCGCTGCTGGTGAAACTGGCGCTGGCGCTTGCCAGTTCGTTTTCAAGTGCGGTATCGGTTACCGCTGGTTGCCGCATGCCGGTGCCAACGCACAGAAATCCGCTATTAAACGGATCGCCCAGCGTCAGCGCTGTATCGGTAATCAGGTTGTCGAACTCGCCAGTGTCGGCCAGTAGTTCGGAATTACCGAACACCTGCAGGCGGTATGCGCCCTTAACTGCTTGCATCATAACGGCTGCACGTCTCCGATTAAGTCCCACATGGCCGGCACGCCGCCCTGCTCTGCCCGGATAGCCACCAGCGATACCACGGAGCCATTGCCGCGAAGAATCAGCGTGCCGGGGCTGTTCACAAGCCCACCATTCAGCGGTTGCACCTGGACAGTGCCGTGGCCGTTGTTACGGATCTGAAAGGCGGTACCAGGCACCGGGTCGCTTATCAGAAAGAACGTCACAGTATTCAGGTCATCGTTCACCATGAAATAACTGAAAGCGTCGTCCTCGGTGCCGACGGTCATCGTCGTTGTGCCGGCCTGAACTTCGATAATGCCCACGCCTGTAAGCGCGATACGCGCCCAGTGTCGTGCACGGCCAGCCCAGTAAGCAGCCTGGTCCACCAGCTCTTTGCAGCGCTGCAGGAAGGTCGGCAAATTAAACGGAATCATGGCGCCCCCATAATGTCGGCATGCTTGGCGGACACATCGGCGGCCAGTGCATCCAGATAGGATTTTGTCTCCGGTGCTAGCTCGTCAAACCGAACCATAACGCCAAGGTCAAAGGTCGGATCAAGCGCCGTGGAAAAGCTGAGTTTGATTTCCTGCGGCTGGCTGGCGCTGCCCTGCACCACGGTCGGCACATCCTTCATCAGCACACTGTTGGGAATGTGCGTCTGGTAATACTGCTGCCGGTACTGGTCTGCAGCCTGGATCACCGCAACGGCTAACATCAGCGGTATGCGGTTGCCGGTACCTGTATCCACGGAGAACTCAACCACGGCCGAGGGCGAGGAAAGGGCTGCGGTTTGCTCAGCAGTCAGCGTAACCGATACCTGACCTTGTGCGCCGCTCACGGCGTCAGCAACGGCCGACACCAGCAGCAGGTCACCCAGGCGCGAACGGCTGCGCCCAATGCCAACGTGCAGGGTCCAGCCGGTGCAATCAATGGCGGCTTCAGTATCAGCATTCAAAAAGGTGACCCGCAGCGCTTTTGGCTCGCCGCGTACAATCGGATCAATGGTGATCATTATTTATTCGCCGGATTATTCGGTGATATTCGGGAAGTGTTCTGCAGTTTTATCCCCAGCGCGTTATAAGCGCTCTGCAGGTACGTCTGTGAGCGCGTAAAATTACCGGCGTCATCTGCGTCTTTATCGTAGGCACGGTGCAGGACGTAATTCATCAGCGCCGGGTAATAGCGGTCATTCACTCGAAGCAGTGTTTCGTTATCTTCATATTCTTTCGGTAAGTGTTTCTTGGGTTCCAGTGCACAGACCAGCTCAATCAGCGAGCCAGCAGTTGCGGGCGGATACACATAAAAGCGCTTCGGATCGCGGTCGTCGTACAGGAAAAACTCCTGCTGGTTGGTTGGTGTTTCCGCCATCCAATTAGGGCGAACAGAACTCAAAACGGCAATGTCGCTTGGCATAATCGGCAGCTGCCGCCCTTCCAAATTGCGTGTCACGTTAATCAGGCGCACCGCATATACCGGAAGCTCCTGACGCACACCGGTAGCGCACTCAAACTCGGAGTTATCAGCAAAGGCTTCCGGCTCCTGCTCTGCAAGAAATCGGTACGCATCATTCAAATATTCGACCAGCTCGTCATTGGTCCAGCGCACACCTTCGGTTTGGGTTTCCTGCAGTGTTCGCCGGACGGTCTGGATCAGTTCGCGTACACGGGTTGCCATCGTCAGACTCCATAAACTGACCGGCTGTATTCAGCCCGGCCAGTTCGTGATACGGAAAATTGATTGCGAACGTCGGCAGCAATGCGCAAACAGTCGCGCTCGTATTCGTCCTGGTAATAGCCTGCCATCTGCGGATTGCTCCATGGTTTTTCCGGCATCAGCATCAGCCTGCGCTTAACACCGGTTGAAATGGTTTCTGCCCAGCGGTTAAGCAGGTCAGCCGGTGCAGCCTGTGCGGTTGGCATCGGTTTCAGCAGTACGGTTACCCGGCAATTGCCGGACTGGCCGTTGGTGAATGTAATCCGGCCCGGTGCGTCGGCAATGTAGTTGCCTGGCAGTTGTAGGCTGTTATTCAGCTGAACCATTTGCACGCCGACAACCAGCGTATCCGGGTGCGGCGACACCAGATCGTAGTCGGCAACGTCAGCCGTTACGGTCAGATCAATGTGCTCACGGAAGCAGTGCGTGGCCTCGCAGAATTGCGAAAAAACCAGCGCTGCCGTTTCCGTGATGGTTGCGCGCGGGCAACCGGATAATTCCGGCTGCGCCAGCTGTTGCACCAGACTGAAGTCGGAAAAATCCAGGTGCAGCATAATGCTTACTCGCCACCCAGCGCTTTAAACGCTGCGTTCACTTCGGCCACGGTAACGTCCATGCCTTCCGGCAGCAGTGCGCGCACCGCTTCAATACGCGGCTTGCCCTTTTCGGTGTAGTGCTCAGGGCTGGCCTGATCCAGATTCAGAATGGCCTTTTGCAGCGCGTCCATTTTTGCATCGTCGGCGGCATCTGGTTCTGCCTGCGGTGCAGGTGCAGATTCAGGCTCAGCAGCTGGCGCCGGCTTTTCTTCGGCAGCTTTGGCAATTTGTTCCGCAATGGCCGGCAATTCTTCGGCCTTACACCACACGGTCTTATGGCGCAGCAGCAGAGACGCGGCACGTGCATCGACCACCTGCACATCACCAAAGCCAAACCATTCCACGCCGGTGCGGGCGATGGTGTCCTTCTTAACTTCTTTGTTGCCGATATAGGCGACGCGAACCTGGCCTACCAGCTCGTCATACGTTTTCTCTGCCATGGGGCTTAACCTCTGTCATTCAAAAAAAAGCCCGGCGCATGGCCGGGCAAAGGTTGGTGAATTACCTTCCGGTAAATCAGTTCGGGCCGCGATAAATGTACTCAGGCACTACGGTTACCTTGCCGGTGGCGGCAGCACCTGTTGCCTTAACAGTTACCATCACCGGCTTTTCAAAGGTGATGGGCGCGCCCGAATAACTTTCGCTGCCGGCCGCTGCTGAATCAGCATCGGTAGCAAACAGGTCGTCGTCGTCAGTACCGTCGGCAGCGTCATAGTAGGCAACGCCCACTTTGTAACCGGTGCCGGCACCCAGCGCGGAATTGTGTGCAGTCAGGCCGGTCACGGTCGTGCCTGCTTCCAGGCGCAGCACCGCGATGGTGGTATTGGCAGCGTCAGCGGCAAATTCAGCAGCGCCAATGGCTTTGCTCAGGTTGCCGTGGGTGCCGTTATAAACTGCAGCGCGCAGGCTGCTTGCGTGTTTAATAGTCATGCTTCTTACCTTGGGCGGCCACTGCCGCCCTGCTTGAGTTTAATCAGACGGTTCCGGTCGATCAGGAAACGGCGGTATCAACCACCATTACACCGTGGTCGTTCACGCGGCCATTTTTGTCAGCAAAGCGGATTTTCTTCTTGCCATCCATCCAGCGGATCGCAATTTCTTTGCTGTTGTCGTGGTCGGTGGATTGCTCAGTCATACCGATAAAGCCGGCATCAGAACCGTCCTGCTTGCCCACGTTGCCGAAGGCATGAGCAAGAGCCTGCGCACCCAGCAAGACGCCGCGGTGCATCTTCACGCCAGTGGTTGCCTGGGTAATGGTAGCCGCATGGTTGTTTTGCGAAACATCCACAGTTGAACCCACGCCAAACTCAATGTAGCGGGTCATCTTCTTGATCAGGATGCCTTCCCACATAAAACATTCGCCGTGGAAAATTGGATGATTCCAGCCCTTGCTGCGCACCATCGCCTGAGCTGCCAGACGGGTCAGTTCTTCCTTGCTGGTCGTGGCCTTAAAGTCAGCCATCTGGCGCGGAGAAACGTACAGCACATACAGCGGCTCAGCGTCCACCATCGGATCGTTGGCCAGCTTAACCGGCTGCATCCGCATGGTGTCCATCTCGTCGATGTACAGGCGCATGTTTTCCACTACGTCCAGGGTGAATTTATCCGCAGCGTCCAGGGTATCCACGGAATTCGCGTCACCACCGAAGAAATGGCGGTCGTAAGTCGGCGGCAGAACCGGGTTCACCAGAATTTCTGCAAATTCCGGATCGCTGGCCAGCGGCACAATATCGTTTGCAGCCAGGTGAGTACCGCGCGCACCAGACAGGTGAATCAGCGTAGTGTGGTCGGTCAGGTCGCCGTAGTAGTTGTCAGATGACAACAGGCCACGGGCAATCTGCTGCAGGTTGTGCTTGGTGCGTTGCTGCGCCATCTTGCCACCAGCATCGACCATGTGACGGCCTTGGTTAATTTTCAGCCCCATGCTGGCGCTGGTCAGCGTTTCTCCACGACCTTCCAGCTTGCGGTCGCCCATAGTCGGGCGACCAGTCAGGCGATGGTAGATATCCACCTCAACTTCATCGCCGGCCGCTTTGCTCAAGTCTGTAATTCGGACAATCGGAGCACCCTTATCGGTCTGTTTGGATTTTTTACCGGGGATTGCCTGCGGTGCGCCTTCAGTCAGAAGGTTGGTAAAGTTATGCGCTTTCGATACCTCAGCGAAAAGCGCGGCGTTAAACAGCTTGTTACTCTTTACGGTAGTACCCATAATTTTTTACCTCAGGAATTAAAATCCCTGGGCAAACAGCGCATCCAGTTGCGCCGGGCTCATTTTGGCCATGGCATCTTCCAATTGCTCAGGCGTCATATCCTTTAATGCCTCGGTGTCATTCTTAACGCGCACAGGTGCCTGACCTAAATCGCTCAGCGAATCAGGGGCTGCTTGCTCAGTTTTATCGATGATTTGTTTGGCGCGATCAGCCGGGCTTTGCGGCTTTTCGCCAAAGGCTTGTTTGGTCTGTTGAACTACGTGAGCAAAACGCTCAGCGGCGGTGCGGTTCTGCCACTCCGGGGATTTACGCAGCTCGTTATCGAACAGCTTTGCTTGAGCCCAGCGGTCTGGGTCGTTTTCCATCCACTGAATTAAATCCGGGTTGGAATTCAGCGCCTGTTGCAGATCATTGTTCGGATCAACGGCTGCAGCCGGTGCTGCCTGCTGAATCTGTTGAAAATTCGACTGCTGCTGGCTGATGAGTTTTTTCATCATCTTGCCCAGCACGCCGTAATCTTCTTCGATTTCAGCCCACTGCTTTTCTGTGATGTCGTCGGGGTTGGCGAACATTTCCTCAACGTCAGCACCCTGCTGCTCCAGCTTGGTCTTCACGTTGTTCAGTGCGGATTCCGTTTGCTGATAATTTGCCTGCAGTTGCTCGCGCTCCTGCTGCATATCCATCAGCTGCTGCTCCAGTTGCTTACGCTGCTGGCGCTCGTACTCCAAAACCGAATATGGAATTTCATGCTTGCCGTCTTTCGATTTAACGACTTTCGGCGCGTTGTCATCTTCATCATGGCCGGACGTTTCGCCATCGCCTTCACCGTCGCCGGCGTCATCATTTTTCGCGTCCGGCTTTGCAGCTTTTTCGCTCAATGAAAAACCGTCGTCGTCGGCTTCCGCTTCGTCCTGTTCTGCGTAAATGTCGCTTTCACCTGCAGCAGCCAGAGCCTTTTCGATCAGCTCCGGGTCGCCACTTTCCAGCGCCGCGTCAATGTCAAAATCGTTGACTTCATTACTCATTGCTCACACCTTTTGTCAGTTATCGCATGACTGCGTAGGGTTGGTTTTTTGCCTTCTATCGGTCGGGCTACCGTGAAAAACGGGCATAAAAAAACCCGCACTTGGCGGGTTCTTTGTTTTGCATTCTGTTATTGCATCGGGATCATGTGTGGCGGCGGTGGCGGCACTCGATTATTCCGTGCCATGTCCATTGCCATCTGTGTCTGCTTAACTTTTTCGGTACCGGCTTTCTCTGTTGTCAGGTCAGCGTCTGCGGCCATTTTCTGAATCTTGGCTTTCAGCTCTTCCAGCTCAAGCTGCATTGCTGCCAACTGGGTTTCTTCTACCACCTGCTGCTTCTGCTGCGCGGCCCGCTGCTCTTGCTGATACTGCTGCAATTCTTCTTCGGTCATATCGTCGGTATTTACTTCGCCGGTGGCTTTTTGCAGCGCTTTCATTAAGCGGGCTTTTTTGTCGGTCGGTAAATCCAGCTGCTCGATAACCATGTCCATTGCGCCGATCTGAACTTCCTGCGGCAGCTTGCCGATAAAGTCCAGCAGCATTTCCGCCATCTGTGCACGGTATCCAGGCGACTGCTGAATATCGCCCAGAACAACCTGAGTTTTTGCCTGCGCAACGGCGTTGGAAATTTCGCCGGTACCGGTTTCCTCGTTCAGCACGACCTCTTTCGGTTTCTGGCCAGGCTGCTGAGGAATGAAAATACTGACGTTGCGCTGCTCTTTCAGCTCAGTGACTTCATACGCTAGCACCAGCTCGCCCAGCATCTGCCGGGCAAATCGGTAATTGTCGTTAATATCCGCCAGCGTGGTAGCGCCCTGCTCGACCAGTGAGTTAATCGCCACGCCAGACTGTGCGCCGCCCTCCTTACCCAGGAAAGCGTTGTACACACCAGCAACGTCCTGAATCAGCGTCTTGGCGTCCTGCATTACCTGGAACTGCTGCTGCGCAATCCCTTGATCTGTTTCTACGCGGAACAAGCCGCCTCCCTTGCGACGCGCGGCAGGGTTCAGCTTAATAATGCCGTCCTGCCGGTGAATTTCGTCCTGCAGGCGCTCATCACTCATGCTGCTTGCGTCATCATCCATCACGATGCGCTTATAGTTCAGATCAGCAGTTAGCTTAATGCGGCGGAAATTAATTTCGTCCTGCGGGCTGAGCATTGCGCGAACCAATCCATACGGAACCTTGGTTTTATCTTCCTGCACACCGAAAAACGGCACATACGGATAATGGTTATGCGGGTGCGGGCTGGCCATATCAGCAACGTGGTGCGGCCCGATGTACCAGCTCAGTCGAAGCTTCGGAATGCTGCGCTTTTCAATCTGAACTTTTCCGGTATTAATGAGCGCGACGTGAAATTTATTTTTCTCGTCGAACTGCGCCGCGTTACCGCGCTCATCTTTAATGATGATTCCCTGTTCCCACACCCGGTAATAAAGCTCGTACACCTTAATCATGTCGCGGTGCGGCAGTAGCCACTCGGTTTCATTGCGGCTTCCGTACTGGTATTCGTCATATGCCCGGCTCAGCATGTCGCCTTTGTGCATAAACTCGCGCGAATCGAACGCAGCCCACTGACCAATACTGTGCTTGATAATGTCCCTTTGCTTGGGAAATGCAGCCTCCAATTCATCCTTATCAACCCATCGCTGACGCAATAACCAGCGGCAGTCAGTCAGGTCTGGATTAGCCTTCCAATCCCAGCTGATTTCATCGCGGTGAATTTCGTGAATACGGTACTTAGGCCCCAGAGGGTCTTTATTCGGTTTGACTTCAACCCAGTCAATGCCGCCAATAACCTGGCCCTTGTAGGCGTCCGAGCATGCCCGGTTCGCTTTCGCAATCCGCATAGCTTCATTCAGTCGAAGATTCAGGCCCTCGGCCACTTCGGCAAACTCGTCGTTGTCGGCCTGTACAAACCAATCTGTCCGGCTGCGCGCCTCCATACCCAGCACGCCGTTAATCGTCGGTGCCACCAGATTTGTGGTCAGAACCGGCATATTTCGGCGTTTCAGAGTTTCGATCAGCGCCGGCTCCAGCTGGTTACCATCGTAATACTGGAAGCAGCGATCAGATTCTCCACGCCATTCAGGCTGATAATCGACTTCTTCCAGAATTTTGTGCAGGCGCCGGGTGCCGGTTAAATCATGCTCTGACATTACATCCCTCTCCAGTCGCCTTCGGTGCGGCCGCGCACGGCGGATTTAATCGGGGGCGTTGTCATAATTTCCACCAGCATCATTATCAGGTAGCGCATAGCATCCATTAAGTGATCGTTCTCTTTTACGACGTGGCCTTTATCGTCACGCCGATACAATGCAAATTCAGCAAGCAGGTTTGCCAGCGTACCGAATACTTTTAACCGGCCAGTGGCCAGTCGTTCATTTACCGCGAAAATCCCAGCCTCAACCGCATTATCCGCTTTGATAATGTTCAGGCCCTGCAGCTCGTACAGCTCAAATAACTTACTGCCGTCGGTCTGCGCCCTGCCTTTTGATGCTGGGTCAATGGCCCCCAGCATCCAGGCACCGCGCGCTTTAATCGCCGCACTGTGCTCTGCCGGCGTTACCTGCCCCATGTAATGCTCTGAGTACAGATAAACAATGTCGTTATCCCGATCCCAGGCACCCCAAACAACAGCGGTGCGCTTCCAGCCCACGTCAAAACCGTAGGCTTTTGGCCAGTGCTTCGGCAACATAAACGGATTAACTTTTATGTCGTCAGGGTCATACGGGTAAATCGCACCTTCACCCAGCGATGGATCGCCATTCATCCGCGCTTTTAACTGATATGGCTTCAGCTTCAGCGACTTAATCAGCCGATCCTGCTGTTCTTTGCTCAGGTGCGGCGCGTGATCCCAGCCCGCTTTAACCATATAACGCGGGTTGCTGGTGTCGGTTAATGCCTGCTCTTTGCAGGATTCCAAGAACGCCAGCACCAACTCAGTCAAACCAGACAGCGGCGTGAACGTGAGAATAAAAATCCCGTTCGTCGTCATCGTCCGGATCAGGGCTTCTTCATAAACCGGATACGGACATTCCTCGTCCATCCAGATGATGTCTTCCTCGGTTCCTTGGAAGATTTTTCGGCCCTGCTCATACGTCCGGAATTTCAGTACCGACCATTCGCCGTTGGCGTGCTTTACCGGTACTTCTTCGTATGCGTCTGGTACGCCCGGCTTCGGCGTCGGCTTACCCAGCTTGTCGCGGGGAATCATCCCCGTACCCCAGGCGTCGGTGCCGTATTTTCCGCCCAGCAGCTTTTTCTGGATGATGTCCCGCGTGGTCTGATTAGTATCACCGGCAGCCAGCGCACGGACGTTGCGATCAAACCGCTTGCCGTCCCACCATTCCGGATATTCGCCGGTCAGGTGCAGAGTGATTTCGTAACCGCCGGCCTCCGTCTTACCCACCCGGTTACCGGCCATGAACAGCCGCTCAGAGTGATACGCGCCAGCAGTAAAAAATTCACAGTGCTTGCTGTACAGCTCGCGGCGAAACTCCCCTGTGTCGGGAAACATCGACCGCAGCTTGTTGTACTTCTCCCGGCGCTGTCGTTCTTCCAGCAGCGCCAGCAGTTTTAATTTCTCAGCTCGCGGAAGATGATGCAGCGGCGGTAAGTCTCCGCTCGATTTCCGCATTTAATTCCTCGTCGCTTAGCTGCTCAGTCGGCTTTTCTTCTGTGACAGACAGCTCCTGCTTATCTCGCATGTCGGTCACGTTCTTCGCAACAAAGATGGCAAATGTCTTTTCATAGTTACCCAGCAGGCCATTCTGGATGAGAATGTCCTTCTGAATGGTTTCCGCTTTTTTTATAGCGTCGGAAAACTCTGGGTAAGTTTTTTCCCATTCGTGAATTGTGTCCCGGCAAACTCCAACTTTTCGGGCGAAGCCTTCCTTCGTCGGGAACTTACATGGGATAAGAACTGGATTCCCGTGCTTATCCAGAACAGGGACTTCTGAACCTTCCTCATCGACCTTAGTGGCCATAATGAATGGCTCTTGATCGAAGAACTCAATCACTTCAGTGCAGTATTCTGGCTTGTACTTCGTTGGGCGGCCACCAGCGCCAGGCGCAGGCTCTTCAACGGCTTTTACCTTCACAGGAGTGCGCTTCGTCTTCCGTTTTCCTTTTTCTTCCGCCATATCAACCACCAATAAAAAAGCCCCGGTGGAGTTCGGGGCTTTGCTTCTGTTTTAAATTACGTCGCTCGCCAGCTATCAGAGTCCGGTACTCTGCGCCAGGCAACGCTCCACCTGTTTGAAATAGATCAGGAGGCTCGCCTGATCGACTGGCATTAAAATAACCAGACCTTCTTCACTCACGCCCGGCAGGCGCGGAATCACCGGAGGACAGTTTGATTTGCCCACCTGCAGCAATGTCGCTGCATCCGCTGCCGTCTTCACCGTCTCGCACCCGGCCAAACTCATCAGCCCAGCTACCAGAAGGATCAGCATTAATACCCTCAACATCATCACGGAATCGCTCGTCGTTGATGGTTTTAAGAAGCCAGCGGAACAGCCAAATCAATTCCGCCAGCACTTTCATTACTTCACCCAGCCTTTCAGCAAATCGTTGTCGCCGGGCTTTTGCTTCGCCTTAAAGAACTGCATCGCCAGCTTTTCGATAATCGGATACAACCAGCGACCCCAGATACCGTCATCACGCGGCGTAGGCGTCAGCGACACAATCAGGGAGAACACCGGCACCAGCGCCCACAGCGTGCCGACCAGCTTCCCTGCAATACCCAGCTCACCCCACGCTGAAATCAGGTAGCCGATAAAGTCGATGGCATTCTCCGGACCAGCCTCAGCAGCGAGCGCCAGCGCAGAAATAAAAAAGCCGGCCATAACTGCCAGCAGCGTATAAATCAGTTTCATGGTTAGTACCCTCAGTTATCAGTTACTTTCATTGTGCCGCGCCTCCACAACGCGAAACCCTACGAACGGCCAAAGCTCAAATACCGCATTCTGAATGGCCACCTTTACGCCCACGTCGTCATTGTCGTTTTCCGCTGATACGGAAACACTTGGGCGGCCAGTAACCGTAAAGCCGTTGTCCATCGTCAGGATTGCAAAGCGCAACACACTGCCCGATTCGATCCGGTGCCGGATAATCTCAACGCTCTTAATGCTGCCGTGCAGCTCATCCAGCGATACGCGACGGGCATTCAGGCCGCGCGCTTCAATCATACCCTCGGTAACAATATCGTCGGCTGAATGCTCGATAATCGACGGCTGCGCCTGATATGCGCGCTCGAACACAGCGGCCGGGGACCAGCTCACATAGCCGGCATGATCCGGGTGATTCTTCTGGCCGCCATCCAGATACTCAACCAGATAACCGTCATCGGCCGGATTTTCGTCAGCCGGGCATTCCCAGCCGCGATACTTGTTATATTCGCCGCGGGTCATTGGCCGGGCCTGAGTGCGCTTGGTGCCGATATATGGGGTCATGGTCATTTGCTGCTTACCTGTTTGAAAAAATCGCCATCCGGGCGTGGGTGAATGGTTTCATACTCTCCAGCTTTCCGGGTCCAGATCGTCAGCTGCCCTGGGCGGGTATCCAGATGCAGCATTGGCCACGGCTTTCCATTGCGCTGCGTATCGAAATACAGCCCGATACCAGTAAAGCCGCACTGAATCGCCACTGTCATTGCATAAAAAAGGTCGCAGTCTGGGAATACGTCGCCGGCATCGCTCAACCGATGGTTACCATCGGCACCGATAAAATGCCGGCTCGTCTCACTACCGCCTGTGCGAATCCAGCCCCCCTCCAATGGCGAAGGGAATACTTTTCGGCCCAGTTTGGCGCGGAACAGATCCAGGCGGTGAATGAATGAAGGTTCCATTTTTTCTATGACACCGGCCGGAAACTCACTCAGCATAAAGTGCTCAATGCTGCTCCAATCAAGAACCTGATTCACGAGCGGGCCGCCGGAAGATGTCTGCTTTCACGATCCTTCATTACTGCAATTTCCTTTTCGTGCTGATTGATTATCGCTGCATGCTCATCCAGCCGGGTCTGGTGGCGGATATGCGCTTTATCAAAGTCACTCAGCTTTGCATTCACCTGTCCGATGATCTTGCCGAACCCGACAAGCTGCATCGCAACAGTGATGGCAAGGCCGATGACAGCGATCAGTGTGTTCGGGTCGGCATTTTCAAACATGGGAGAATTCCAGGCACAAAAAAGCCCGGTCAGGGTTAGCTGCCGGGCTTTAGGTAATATTTATCCAGTTTGGTAAAAATCTACATTAACGTGCCATTATCGTCAATAAACAATACCATTTAATTCATTGCCCTGCCCAGTGAACCAGTATTGCGCGCTCCCCTGCAGTCACCGGCAATGATCGGTGAAGCAAAGTGCTGCCCTGGAATAATGTGATTTCCCCTTGCTCTGCGGGAGGAATAGCCGTACCCGGGAAAACTTCGAAACCGGCCCCACGACGATCAGATTGGGAAGTCAGCTCAACAACACTGGTGCACTCGCTATCCCGGTCGTAGTGCCAGTTTGTCATTGCTCGCGGCCCAGGCTGATACCGGGCAACTTGAATGCTGTTAATGGTTTCTGGCGACACGCCGAAAATTACGATCCAGATTCGCCGCAATACCTGGTCATGCAATGCGGAGAATAATTCGTATGCATCCGGCCGCTTCAGACTCAGCACAATTTCATCCATCTGATAATCTGGATCTTCATCAGGGTTTGGCTCGAAGTCGCCCCAACTATCACGCATCAACTCAACCAAGCGCGCACACCTCTCAGGGCGAAGATACTTCAGCCGGTAAACCCGGCCACCAGCATACACCTGGAACAGCCGAGTAATTATTTCTGCCCGGCGTAACGCGAAATTTTCAGGTAGTTGGCAATTTTGCACCGACTCCACCGCTTCATCGGCCAGCTGCTGGATATCCGTCATAGCATCCAATAACGCAGGGTCTAAAAGTGCGGCCAGCGCATCATGGTCATTCCTAAAACGGTATGTCATCGTCAAAATCATCAAAGCTGTTTGTGTACTGGGCGTACTCGGGCTGCATCGAAGACTGTGCCGGTTGTGCCTGACCGTCCTGATACGCAGGCTGCTGCGCATAATGGGGTGCCTGTTGCGGTACTTGCTGATAGCCCTGCTGTAAACTCATCCCCATGGGCTGGCCCATCGGCGCCGCCTGGTTCATTTGCTGGCCATTTGATTGGCGGCCGTCCAGCATCATCATATCGCTGGCGATGATTTCGGTGGTGTAGCGTTTAACGCCGTCTTTTTCCCATTCGCGGGTACGCAGCTTTCCTTCGAAATAGGCTTTTGAGCCTTTCTTCAGATACTGCTGAATGATTTCCGCCAGCTTGCCGTACACGGTAATACGGTGAAACTCAGTCTGCTCCACCTTCTGCCCGGTGGTCTTGTCGTTGTAACTCTCGTCGGTTGCTAGACTGACGTTAGCCACAGCGTTGCCGTTGGGCATATACCGTACTTCCGGGTCGCGGCATAAATTGCCAATAACCATAACCTTATTTAACGCCTTACCCATTTAGGTGCCTCCAGACTTTGCGCTTTGCAATAAGTGAAACTGTTGTTTTGTCTATTCCGAAAACGTCTGCAATTTCCCGCAACTTGGTGCCGGAATCCCTCATCGCTCGGATTTGCATGACTTGATGCTCTTTTAATTTGGAATTGCCACTCTTTTCACCTCGAACCAGACGCGAGTGCCTATCTCCGATAGAAAGCCTATTTTTACGCATTGCATCCTGCATATTTTCTAATCGCGTCCCTCTGAATAGGTGCTCAGGGTTGCAACACTTCCTGTTGTCGCACTTGTGGCAAATGTCGGAATCACCGAAGTCAAGAAAAACAGAATTGAATGCCATGTAGGAAAGCCGGTGTGCGTAGTAGCTCTTTTGCTTGTATGTGACCCGTGCATATCCATTTGGCCTTAACTTTAGGTTCCACTCCCAGCACCCAGAATCACTAATGGTTACCCGCCCAAGAATTACCGCTCTGGCGGCCTCAAAATCCAGACTCATACCGCCTCCCGCTTCTGCTCTTCCAATTTTTGAAAATAATCCCCGCACCACTTATCCAGCGGCTTCAGTGCTTCATCATCCACGATGCGGATTTCATTGATGATCAACTGCCACACCGGCCCGTAATCACGAGAGTACCGGTGCGTTTCTATCCGGTTGCCACGACTGGCCATCATTTTTCCAACATCCTCAGCGCGTGCCGACATTGATCCCGGCGTACCGCCCTGAATTGCCGGGCTGATCGCTTCCCAGTAGTGGCAAATAGCGCAGTAAACTAAATCGCGAACCTTGGCTTTTTTTTCAGGCGCCATGTTCGGAAAATGGCTATCTATTTTTTTCAGGCAAGTCCGGTACAGATAGTTGTGGATCTGCATCAGTTCGGATTCGCTCATTTCACCAACCGGCATATACAGCACATTGCCGAGTGCACGGGCATAAAACGGCAATAGCATAATCAAGCTGCGTATGTGCTGGCGCTGTTGAGTGATCCAGATCGAAGCATCATTGCTGCTGTATCCGCCGAAGTCGGTACTGCCAGCTTTGGTTTTTTTCCAGTCTCCGGACAAGCCTGACGGCCGAGACAAAATACCCAGCTTCGCGGTTTCTGCTGCAGATGACATAACCGAATCAGCACCACTGTAATAACACCAGTGCCAAAGGTTGCGGCTGTTTAGCGGGTACGGCAGAGAATTACGCATATTCAATATCCTCATGGTGGCCTTTCTGCAGCTCCCTCCGCTTTATCCGATACTCTGCAGCAATGGCCTGCAGGTCCTCGATGCTGTGCTTCTTCGGTACGTACGGCCCTTCCAGCCACTCGACCTTTTCCAATCCGATCCGCTTCACCAGCTCAGCGCGGTACGCCGCGGCAACCTGGTGATTTTTACGGGTGTAATTGCCGGAACCTCCGTTGCAGGATTTACATTGCCGGTGCGCGTTCAGAGGTTCAAACCGTAATTCCGGGTGGCTGCCAACGCTCAGATAGTGGCCACAGTCCCAGGCACCGCCGGGCTTCCATCCCTCTGACTGATTAACCTCGGCCTCACTCCGATCACAGGAAACACACGGCAAACCGCTGTCACGGTCACGGATATAACCGTTAAACGCCTCTTGGGCTTTTTTTATCCAGTGCCGCTTGTCGGTACTTAGCAGTGCCATTTTTCTCTCAGCGGTTTTAGCCTTGTACGCCTTTTCCCGCTGCGCCGGCTGCTGCGCAAACGCAAGCGCGTGCTCAACCGTGCAGAATGTACCGGCTGGAAATGTCACCCACTCAGAGGTGTATGCGCGGCAGTGCTTACACCGCTTTTTACTGTTCGCCACCGGTCATAGTGTCCGATCCAGCGTTGAGCCGTTCATGGCCCTGTGAAGTGTCGCCGCCATTCATGCGGTCGCCGGCATTGCCGGTGGTTTCGTAGTGCAGGCCGTCGTTTCCATTCTGTCCTATCAGATCAATACGCTGTTCGTCTGGCCATTCCGCAAAGGCAGATGTCTCGACGACCGGCTTAACAGCCTTGCCTGATCCGTGACATAACTTGCATGGAATTTCGTAGCGGTGATTTTGATAAACCGCTCGCGCACAATCTGTTTGATATTGCTCATATCCGTCAGCAATGCTTGGTTCAACCCATCCCCAACCGCAGCATTTTATACACTCGCCAGCCCGGCAATCAGTCATGCCGCCCTCCGGTTACTGGCGATATATTCACGCTCTGCTGCCGCGATTTCTTCAGCCGATGCCGGCCACCTCACGCCGTATTCAATGCCTTTGGCATACAGGTATTCGATAAACGCGGCGCTTTGTTCACGGCTCAGAGCTGCAGTGCTGGCACGGACGGTAATCATCATGCCGCTGTTATCCAGCACAGGGATCACACAGCCCGGATGCGCCAGCGGCTCCCCCATCGCCGCGCGCTCCTCGGCAAAATCATGTACCAGCAACGCTTTCCAGCAGTCCGCGTCATACCGGTGCTGGTATCCCTGTCCATAAATCCGAATCACGCTCTCTCCCTCACCTACGGTTCGGCAGAACGTGACCTGTTGGGCAAATTCACGAAACATTGCGTGATATTTTTTTTCTTGCTCACGACTGCGGCTTGGCCGGCGAATCAATACGGACACCGGGCCGCTCACCAGCAGCTCGATGACCAGCGCTTTGATCGCCATCATGGCCGGCCGAGCGCCGGGCTGGTCGAATACGAATTCGCGAGCCATTAGGCAGCATCCTGCTGACGCTGACGCAGTATTTCACGGTATTTAGCAGCGACTGCCTGCAGGTAAAAATTAGCAGCCTTGCGTCCGTTCTGGCTCTGCTTTCCAATCATGTAGCGGCGGTCGTACTCCTCCGCGACCTCAGCCTGCTTTTCCGTTGGAATAACGGCCATGCGCTTCATGATCCAGTCTTTGTCTGATTCTTGCCGGTTTCGGTAGTGATAAAACTTCGGCATTACCACAACTGGTTCGGGCTTCGGCGGATACCGGCGATATTGGTTTCTCATGCAGCAACCCCGTCGATTGCCTCACTGGCTTCAGGCAACGCACTCAGGTCACTACCGATTTCCATGAGCACTTCGGCAATGTCATCGCTCATGAGTTTGGCCAGCTGCTCCAGCACCTCCAGTTTCAGGGCCTTATCAGTCAGCTCTGGTGCTGCCGGCTGACTCAAGCGCCGATCCAGATCCTTCAATGCAAAGCGGATGGATGACGGACGATCAATCAGGCGCTCAGATGGTGAGCGAGTCGTTGTTGTGGTCAGACTCTTTTCAGGGCCTGATTTTTTATGGTCTGTTTTTTTCTCTGCCTTTTCTGATTTTATTATCACGTCGTACAAGCCGCCCCGGAAAGTAACGTCCTCGTCCTCAATCAAAATTTTTAAATCCTGCACCACAAAATCAGGATTCATTTTCAAAGCCTTTGCAATCTGCTGGTGAGTTGCCGGGCCGTGCTCGTTCAAATAATTCAGGATTTCATTGCTCATGCCGATCTTCTCCGCTGATCATCGGGTTGGTTTAATTAAGCTGTGCCAGAATTGCGCCCATGTTTTGCCGTGCACGACCACGTTCAGTTGGTTTCACAGGTAGCGCACGATCAGAGTTATAAATCGGCTGATCGAATGGTTTGCCTGACTGCCAGTGCGTTACCGTGGTCTCGTAAGCGCGATCGATCATGGTCAAACACTTCTCGAAAGGACTGCTGCGCAGCATGTGCCAGTCCAACCGCCGCCCCATGTGAAACATCGCACCGGTTAGCTTCATGTTCGGATTCATCAGCTTCTTGCGGATGATTTCACGCGCTTCATCAGCAGACGGAATGCCAGAAGCTTTTCTCATGCCCTCATGAGCCCATTCGCAGAATTGGCCTGGTGGAATCGGACGCACCCAACCACACGCACGGCACGCGCGTAGACCGTGCTCAATCAGGCCCTTATTCGTCACGCCCTGCTCCACCAGCGTCGTGAGCCAGACCCGGCGCACTCCGCCCATGTCGTCCGGCGTCCACACCTCCCGCCATTTCGTAAAAATCAGCGTCAGCTCTGTCAGTAGCCAGTTCACCAGCTGCGCATCCTGCTGGGTCGGCTGGGGCGTCGAATGGTGATTTGCCGTAGTCCCCGATCCAATCGGTGTCTGTGAGGTCAAGCGGTGCTGGGCTTGCGTGAATTGATCCATGGGAATTGCCTCGCCTAGAGTTGTTCTGGTGGAGTGTCCATGCCTTCCGGGTTGATTTGAAAAATGCGGTTTCGTAATTCCCGCCGAACGGGGGTTTTCCCTCAGTCAGCCAGTACGCGACGAACTCAGGAACGCAACCACGAATAAAATCTTCAGGGATCGACAACATGGCGATACGGCGCACAGTGGTTTCGTCCGGCTGCCAGTGTTCAGAAAAAACGGTTTCCGGTTTTGGCTGGTACGGTTCTGCCGTCGGGTTTCCGAAAACGTTCCCGCACGCTGTTGGTGTTGTTGTTTGATTATGGTTATTTGATATGGTTATTTGATTGGGGGGATTTTTTTCCCTACCAGTCGGGATTTTTTTCCCTACCAAGTCGGGATTTTTTTCCCGCCCTTGGTCGTAATTAGGTAGGGATTTTTTTCCCGCCCTTCCGGTTGTTGAGGTAGGGATTTTTTTCCCTACCTTACCGCCACCCGTGTTATTCCATAAGCGGCCTTTTTCCGTTATCCGGATCAGTGGCAGGTTACCGACAACTGCGCGGGAGATTAAGCCTTCAGATTCCAGAGCAGCCATCAGACGCTTGATCGTGTCTGGCTTGTCAGTCAGGATCGGCAGTTCTTCGCAGATTTTCTCTTTGGCCACCCAGTAGTACGCCTGGCCATCGACAATAAATTCCGAAGCCCAGCTATGGGCCTCATACAAAAAGCTGAACAGCACGGTTTGGGAAAGATTTAACCCCCACTCCTGAGCGCGCAGCTGATTGATGTAGACTGAAAACTGCATACCTTTTCAGGGCCTCAATTAATAATATTTTGCCGTTATAACCCATCCTTGGTTAAAAAAACGGGGACGCGAGCGTCCCCTGAAAATGGAGCCAGATTGTGGTAGCCCTGCTCAATCAGCAGAACTGCATCAAATTGTCTGCGGTGGTTGGAATACCCAACTGTCCGTGTTTTACCGCCACGGAACGCTATCGCGGATACTCACCATAAATTCATGGCTTTCAAATCAGCTCCTGGAAATCCAGGCATCACCGCATTGGTGAATTGATCTGGCAAGATCAGCAATCATTGCAAGTAATGTGAAAACCAGATCAATTCCCAATGCGACCTACCTTTATTAACCCAGAGCAGGAACTGGGTTCCGGATCGCCGGAAATCGGCCTGTATTTCAGTTTTCAATGACTGCCCGACAGGTTCGGAGTCATATCAGTTACACCGCAAGCAAAACGAGTAGCCTGCATTTACTCGCCGCCTCAGGCAGCGCTGACACCACTCGCCACTTCCTTTTCGTCGATCAAGGTCGGCAGCGGTAAGTTTCACGTTAAGGTTTTGCTTCCGGTGTTTAATCTTATTCATTTTCGGCTTGTGCAAATTTATTAGCCTGAATTCCTCATCAAGCATGTCATCTGCACTTTCAAACTGCTTAAGCACAGTAAACTTAAGGTCCTTGCCATTAGCCTTGTGCCACCGAAACCTGTCAGCTGGTTTCTGAATCGTTGTGCCGATGTAAACGAGCTTTCCGCCCAGCTCCCCTTTGTAAACCGTATAAATTCTTGTCATAAAAATCGTCCTTAATCGCTTCTGTAGGTCTTGAATCGACTGCGCTTAAACGGTTTCAGCCTTCTGGCTCAGGCCGCCACGGATAACCCGTAACGCACCTCGGCGTTCGGACACAGCCTGCTTCTGCAGCGCCTCATACGCTTCTTCAGCCGACAACCGAATGCCGGTCATAGCCTCATGGCGCAGTTGCTCGGCAACCAGCCTTGCAACTTGATCAGGGTCTATGCCCAGCTCGTTACCCAAAATCTCAGCCTCGCGGCCCCCAATTAAAAATGCGTCCACGCTGAATCCCTCAGGCACTCAGGCCCTCAAAAAACCTTTTTATGTGCGGCGAAACAGCGTTTGCTGAATACGCTTATCAATTTCTGCTGGGGCTTTTTTATGCTGAACCTGACCGGCCATTTCCCGGATGCGATCTTCAACAGCCAGTGCGATACGGCGACGCTCAAATTCCAGCGCCTTAGCGTGTCCAGCAGGTACGCGATATTGAACGCCCGCACGATCAAGCCCGGCAATTACAAGCTCACGGAGAATTACAGCGATCTGCTCGCCTGTACGTTCAGCGAGAGCATCCAGCCGCTCAAGGTCGTATTCATCCAGTCGGCACTTAATGCCGTTCGGGTCTTTCTTCTGCATCGGATCTCGATAAGCCATCGCATCACCCTGCTTTTTTGGTTTCTGGTTCAGCCTTCAGCTGACCTTCGGTTAGTGCCTGAATCTGATACTGGCGGCCAACTGGCGGGTATTCGCCCCATGCGCAGATGGTCGTATGCCAGCACCCCAAGGCTTCAGCCACTTTCACTTTGGAGCCAAAGTGCTTCACAACTTCGTCGGTTTTCATTTGCAACACCATTGTCAGTATTTCGACATTTGTAGCACAGCACTTCGACATCAATCAATCATAAAATGATAATAATTTGTCACTCGGTACCTGATATGTCGTTCGGTGAAAGGGTTAAACAGCGCAGAAAGATGCTGAAACTCACGCAAAAGGATTTGGCTGCTAGGGTGGGCATTTCTCGAAGCGCGGTCGCCAGTTGGGAAATGGGCGACCACATCCCGGGCGGCGATCCGGCGATGAAGTTACCAGGCGCGCTGGAATGCTCATGGAGTTGGCTAACGACAGGAAAAGGAAGTGCGCCTGCAGCTTCTGGAAGTGGCGTTCACTTTGAACCACAAAAGGATCAGCCCATTCCGCTTCTGGAAAAGCCCCACATAGGATCTTTCGTTTCTGGCGAACATGGGTCATTCAAAGAAAGCGCCGGCCCAAAATCTGCACTTATCCGCGACGCCGCCGGCGCTGGCCCGCGCACCTTTGCCTATGTTGAAACGAGTGATGGCATGTCGCCCCGCATCGAGCCGGGCGATACTGTGTACATCGACCCGGATCAATCAGAGTGCAAGCCGGGGCGGGAAATATGGCTGTTCAGGGTGGGTAATGGATACGCGCTGGGCACGGTAACAGAAACACCGCGCGGGTTAATGCTGCGCTTTGATAATCAGGCCCCCGGCTGGGAGCCGATGCCGGTGCAGCCTGCCGACTGCGCCGGAAAGCTCGTGGCGTTTGTGCCGTCGTGGCTTAATTAGGTGCCGCATGGGGTGATACTTTTCAAGCGATTATCGGCGACTCTATGCACCTGCTGACTCTTTGAGAAGTCTTACCAAAAGAGACTCAAGCAGTACTATCTCGCTTGGAGTGTATCCCGACTCCCTTGCATTCATCACGGATATTACAGCAGATGCGCCTAGCGCTTCGGCAGCAACCCTTAAAAGAACAGCCCTATCCGAATGAATAGATATTTGCCGATTTGAAAGCCCATCGCTGTCACTGCCAGAAATGTCTCCGCAAGCCGTCACGCCCCCTGTCAAAATAGCCTCGGCGCCCACTTTAAGCGCCCTCCCGAGGGCAATAAGGTGCTCCCCCTTGGGTTTGTTTATGCCCTGCTCCCAGTTCACTACTGTTGTTTTAGAGACACCACACAACTTCCCAAGCTCACCTTGGGTTAGCTGAAGTTCCTTGCGTTTCGTTCGTATTATCGACTCAACCATTAAAGCCTCCCGTTGTATTCAACGGAGTCTATCAATACAAAATGTCAAAAGGCTGTCAAAAACTATTTGACAGTTAATCGACATAAATTTAATGTTGCCTCATAGATGTTGAAATACTGTCACGGAGGCAGCCATGAAAGGCAAAGCAATCACCACCGGCTACGGCGATGTAGCAACTCCAGAACCTGAAAGCCTGACCATCAGCTTCGACATTGCCCAGCGCCTGCTGAATCGCGATGAAGTTGCGGGCCTGAATGGCACCTACACGTTTCAAGACGTACTGCAGTTCACCTGGGACAACTCAGACGACGCCGAAGAGGTTGAAAAAGCTCTTCACGCAATCGCGCTGGGTGATTCCGATCTGGCCCAGGCACGTATCCGCAAAATTCTTACCCGCTCAGCTGAAGAGTTCGCCTCAAAAATTGAGTGCGACGTTATTGCCGCCATCGCAGAAAAGAACCGCCACGAAGCTGGTGAGTATCTGGCAATCCAGTTTGAGCAAGACCGGGACTACCACCTTTGAATAAACACTTTGAGGCGAACTTCAATGCAATTTTCGGTAATGAAATTTCATCAGCAGAAAACCCCCGCCGGGAAATCAATCTGGGTGGCGATGGTATCCGTCAACGGGAGTGTGGAGGAGTTCGCAGCAAAGACGACAACGGAACTGAACGCCCTGCTCTGCCGTGCCCGTCAGAATCAAATACAACAGGCCGCTGAGGCGGCATAAGGAGAGGTTATGACTCAGGTAGCACAAATGCCACAGCAGCCAAGCGGCGCGCTCGCATCGCTGGCGCAGCGCTTAAACATCAACGTGGAAGAAGCGCAAAACATCGTTATCAACACGCTGATGAAGGCCAAGGGCCAAGGCCAGCAGGTAACCAATGAGGAATTTGTCACCTTTCTGGCGATTGCCAGCGAGTACAAATTAAACCCGCTGACAAAAGAGATTTACGCCTTCAGCAACCGTGGTGCAATTCAGCCAATCGTATCCATCGACGGCTGGCTGAAAATCATTAACACCCACCCTCAGTTCGATGGCATGGAATTTAAGGATGCTCTGGATCAAGAAGGCAAGCTGAGCGCTGTTACCTGTCAGATTTACCGTAAGGACCGCAGTCGTCCAACTGAGCTTACGGAATACATGAGTGAATGTGCCGGATCGTCAGACCCTTGGAAAAAATGGCCTGCGCGTATGTTGCGCCATAAAGCAACTATCCAATGTGCACGCTACGCCTTCGGCCTCAGCGGTATTGTTGACCCGGACGAGGCCGAGCGCATCGAAAGCGTCACCCGTACAGAGCGCGACGTAACCTCGAAAGCCGAAGCCCGTCCAGCGCTGGCGCATTACCCGGAGCATAAGTTCGCCCAGAAATTTAGTGGCTGGGAAGATCAAATTAAATCCGGCCAGCGCACAGCTGAAGACGTAATTAACACCCTTTCAAGCCGCTACGAATTAAGCGTAGAGCAAATTAAATCACTGGAATCCTGTGAGGTATCAGCATGAAGCGTCTCAATTTTGTTCAAGGTAGCCCAGAATGGAAAGCCGCTCGTAGAAAATTCAAAACCGCATCCGAAGCAAGCATTGTTGCGGCAATGAGTAAAAATGTCAGCCGTGACGAATTGCTTCACATGAAAGCAACGGGATCAGAGCAGGAATTTTCAGAGTGGTTTGAAAAAAACATTCTGGATAAGGGCCATGCAGTAGAAGCGGCAGCCCGTCCTTTTTCAGAGAAACTTATTGCTAAAAAATTCGGCCTCGACGAAGACGATGCAATGCTGTTTCCGGTTACCTGTATCGATGATACCGAAGCATATCTCGCAAGCTGCGACGGCCTGACCGATGACGGCCTGATTGGCTGGGAGTGTAAGCAGTGGAATGCCGAAAAAGCAGCAGCTGTTAACTCCGGATTAATCCCAGATTGTGATAAGTGGCAGGTCGCCCAGCAGCTTATGGTTACTGGCGCAAAACATTGGCTGTACACGGTTTCTGATGGCACGGAAGAAGGTTCAGCGCATGTCTGGGTAACACCGGATATGTTCGATTTCGATTTTTTGGTTGCGATCTGGAAACAGTTTGAAGCCGACCTGAAAAACTACCAGGCACCGGAAGTAAAACCACAAGCAGTAGCTGACGAAGTAACCGCCCTGCCGGCAATCACCATGACGGCAACTGGCCAGGTTGCCGTTGTCGATAACTTTGCTGTTTTCGAAGCTGGCCTGACAGCATTCCTGCACAACCAGCTGATCCGTGAGCCAAAAACAGACAACGATTTCGCCACGCTGGATAAGCAAATCAAGGCCCTTAAAAGCGCCGAAGATGCACTGAACGCTGCCGGTGATTCCGTGCTGGCCCAGGTGCAGGCGGTTGATACAGCGATGAAACGCAAAGACAGCCTCTCTGCACTGGTTCGCGAAAACCGACTGATGGCAGAAAAACTTCTGAAGGCGGAGAAGGAGCGCCGTCGCATGGAAATTATGCAGGCGGCAACAGCCAGCGTAGAAGCCTACGTGTTTGATCTTAACGACGAAGTTGGAATTCGAATTCCAATGCCATCACTCGGACTGGCTGGCGCAATGAAAGGCAAAAAGACCATCGCCAGCCTGCAGTCCGCTGCAAATGACGAAGCGGCCCGCGCGAAAATCGAATCTCGCCAGATGGCCGACAACGTGAAAGAGAACGTGCAGATTCTTGGCTCAATGTGTAGCGCTGAAATTAAGGGCCTGCTTTTCCCTGATCTGGAATCACTGGCTACAAAGCCCGCTAACGATTTCAAAGCAATCGCCCAAGGCCGCGTTATTCAGCATGAGCAGCAACTGCGTGAGCGTGAAGAGGCGGCCCGCCGCCAGGCCGAAGCAGAAGCGCAGGCCAAGGCTGAAGCAGAAGCGCAGGCCAAGGCTGAAGCAGAAACAAAGGCAACAGAGCAACAGCCTGCCCCGGCACTCGCTGATATTCCGCTGACCACCGGCACGGCCATTAAAGCCAAAACACAGCCGCGCACCCTGGGCGACGCACTGACCCACTTTGGCATGCAAAAAAACCTTGGCGATCAGGATATTCAAGAGCTGCTGGATATTGTTGCCCACTACACCAACCTGAACGCAAAAGCCGCATAAGGACATCAGAAATGGGTGACATGGGAGAGATATTCAACGCAATGCGCGAAGACAGCAAGAAGCGCCGTGAAGCGAATCGTGCAAATGCACCGCAGATTCTTACTGATGCAGGTATCGAGTATGAATCAAAAAACCATGGAGCCCACCTGATCGTAACCGGCAGCAATTGCCTGATTGATTTCTGGCCGGGAACCGGAAAGTGGATCAGCCGTAATGGAAAAAAGGCCCGCGGAGTTCGCAGCCTGATTAAACACATTAAAGAAGGAATATAACGATGCTTATTTTAACCCGCCGTATCGGCGAAACAGTAATGATCGGCGACGACATCAATATCACCGTGCTCGACGTAAAGGGCAACCAGGTGCGCCTTGGAATTAATGCTCCGCGCGAAATGGGCGTGCACCGTAAAGAGGTTTACGAGCGTATTCAGGCTGAGAAAGAAGCCGAAGCTGACAAGCCGAAACTTGAAAGCCAGTACGCCACCGCATAACAAGCGCCCGAAACCGGCTCCCGGCGCCGGGCCGGCAGGACGCGGGCAAAGGCCGGGGCAAATTCAGGACAGGACAGGACACAGGACACAGGACAGGGTTATGAACAAAGCCGACTTAATTAAAAAGCGCACCGATTATCTTGCAGAAAACCTTGCGGCCGGTGGTGTTGTGATTATCAACAAACAGGGCGAGGGGTGTGGCTGGTCACACGAAGTTCGTGACCCTCACCTGTGGGAGCCGGGCTGCATTGCGGTTGAAGAAAACGGCAACTGCTGGACAGCAAGCGGCGGCAACGACTACGACGGGGCAACGTACTGGCAGCTCATTACCGACGAGCCTGAGCAGTCACAAGATCGCATCGAAGAGCTTGAGAATGCCTTAGCGATTGCCCTGCCCTTTGTTGAAGAGGCTAAGTCAGAAATTGGCTACAAGCCAGGCTACGTCGAAAAGACCATTCGCAAACTGATCGACACAAAAGCCGGAAAGGCTGAACCACGCGGCCGCCACATTCCAGAACCTCTGATTAACAACATGAGCACCGAAGAGCTGCGCAGCGCCATCGCCGGTGCACCGCTCAACTACATGACACTGCAGGCAGTAAGTCGTCGCCTGCTCGACATCATCGACGATTTAAAGCGCTGAGGTAACAGCATGAAACCAGAAGCATTCATCCACCAGCATATTTTCAGTCAACTCGCTGTTCGCGGTTATAGCAAAGCTAAGTGCGAACAAATGGCAGGGCGCGCGGTAAACCAGTGGCGGGAAAGCGCCCTTCCTGATGGCGTTAAATTTAACGAGCTGCTGGCCAACGCAGTTGAAACTGCTGGCGCACCAGTTGCCCGCGGGCAATCTCAGAAAATGCTGCTGGACGCAATTATCGGACGACGGGTGACGGCCGTTTATCAGACTAAGCGTATGTGGAGCATGTGGTGCATAGAGGGCCGAACCGAAGCTGGTGTTGATTTCAAATTCAAGCTGAGCACGGATTCAATCCAACGCTTTATTTCTGCAGGCCTTCTCAAAGAAACCGCTACCGAAAAAGAACTGGTTGCGACTGATGATATCGACTGGATTCCGGTCGGAATTAAGAAGGTGGCGGCATGAATATGAAAGAAATTTCTACCGAATTTTTCGATAACAGCATCCGTGCAGAGCTGATCGTAAATATCCCGTCGATGCTTTCCGACGAAGATTCTCCGCCAGATATTATTGCGGATAATGTCTACGACGACCTTGACCGCACTTGCGCAGCCATGGGCATTAAGCCGCCTTCAATTCATGACATCGACGATCTTGGCTTTTGGTTTTCTGATCTGGCTCGCCGCAAAGGTTTTAACGGATTTCTGGTTCAGTTCGCCACACCAATTCCAACAAATATTCGCCAGGATGGTGGATTCAGTTTTAGCTGGGGCTACTACACCACCCAATGGATTTATGGCGACACGTACGAAGAGGCTTGTGCAAAAGCCGTCGAATGGGCTGCTGGGTTTGTAAGTGAGAAGCGCGCTGCGGCTGGGGTGTCTGCAAAATGATCACCGCCAACACCTACTTTTCCGGCATCGGCATGATGGATCTTGGTCTGCAGATGGCAGGCATTCAGATCGGCCAGTCATTCGAGCTGGACGCCGACGCATGCAAAACCTACCGGGCAAACCACACCCATAAACTGGTTGAAGGTGACCTGACACAACAGCTGGTGTTGGAGCAGGACAGCTGCGACCTGATGGCCTTCACCTACCCGTGCACAAAATACAGCCGCATTGCAGATATCCACGGCACCCGCACTGGCGACGAGCTGTTCCTGCACGCCCTGCGCCATCTGGCCATTGCCCGGCCGGAGGCATACATGGTGGAAAACGTACCAGGCATGCGTGCCTTTCCAGTCGTAATGGAAGCCATGACACAGATGCCAGACTATTACGTTCAGGTGTTCTGCCCGGTTAAGACAGAAACGTGGCTGCCGCAGCGCCGCCACCGACTGATCATCATCGGCACCCGCCGAGAGTTTTCGATTCGGCCGCCGGCCAATACGCGCCCAGTGACGCTGGCCGAGATTGTCGAGGCTGATCCACAGGTAACCATTCCGAAAGCAGTGGCCGAACGCATGAGCGGCAAATACCGCGACCTGCCGATTATTTCCGACCCGGCACGTGGCGATATTGCCCCCACTTGCGTGGCGCATTACGCAAAAGACAAAAGTACCCGACTTGTAGCAGATAAGCGGTTTCCGCTGGGTGTGCGCCCCTATTCCGTGCGGGAGTACGCACGACTGCAGGGCCTTCCGGATTCATTCGTATTCCCGGTATCAGACACAGCCGCATACAAGCAGATAGGCAACGGCGTACCGGTGGACATGGGCCGCTGGGCCGGCGGTGAGCTGGTGCGTTATTTCAACCAAGCGAGGGCTGCAGCGTGAAAGTAAAACCAATGATTTTTAACACCGACATGGTGCGCGCCCTACTGGATGGCCGGAAAGTGCAGACGCGTCGGCCGTTTAAACTTCAACCGTTCTACTCAACGTCATTTTTTCCAAGCTGGGTATTCCCGCGAAATAAATCCGATGTAAAAGCTGGCGATAGCGGACTGTTTTACCCAAACGCAAAATCAAATGTGCTTGCGCTCAGTGGATATTCAGTCGGCGACCTGATCTATGTGCGGGAAACCTTTCGCCTGCTCGATAGCAACGATCAGTGCGATTGTGAGTATCCGTGCAACCATCCACAACAGGGATATCCCGTTTACTTTGCCGACGATCAGAACAACGAGCGGAAGTGGAAGCCATCAATTCACATGCCGCGCTGGGCCAGCCGCCTGACGCTGAAAGTAACCGGCGTTCGCGTTGAACGGGTGCAGGATATTTCTAATGCCGATTGCATCGTCGAAGGATTCACCGGAGGTCACGGTAGCATTCCCGGCTATATGTACAGCGCTACTCCGAAAGAACATTTTTGCGATACCTGGCAGACAATCTACGGCGAAAGCTGGGAACGCAACGACTGGGTATGGGTTATCGATTTTGAGGTGATCCGCCAGAACGTGGATACCTACCTGAAAAAGCAGGAGCACGCGGCATGAATCAACCACTGCAAACACTGGCAAAACTAGCGGAAACCGTTGGCGTTGATTACTCGGCCATTAATTCAGATGACATGATCATCCAGACGGCTGAAGCGGCACTTAAAGAAATTAAACGACTAACCACGGAACTGTCCAAAGAAACTGTACGCAAAGAAGCCGCGTATGCGAATGAACAACGGCTTGATAACGACAATTTAGAGCTTCGCCGGCGCATTTTTGCGCGCTTTAACGAAGACGAGTGCTGGATCTTTCAGGACGACGGCCACGACTACCCCGAAAGCCTAGTGTGTCCCGTTGTAATGTCTGCCGGGAAACTGCGAGAGCTGGTTGAGGCGCGATCCGAGCTGGATGAAATGGCCGCGCGGGTGGAGCGGTTTCGTGAAATCGTCGTCTCATACTACACAACCGGCGTATGCGTCAGTGACGTTAAAAACATTCTCGCAGAAACCCCACCACCCGCTGCACTCGAAGCCCTGAAATCGCAGTGGCAGGCTGATCAATATAACGACGGAATGCCAGCACAAAAAGCGTTCTGGGAAGGGTTTGAACGCGGAGTAATGAATGGCGCAGTAAATATAAGGGCGCACTGGAATGAATATAAACAGCGCGTACAGGAGGCCGGTGATGAAGTTTGAAAAATTAGACGAACTGGAAATGTTCGAATTGCTTCAGGCGGCATACCCTGAAAAGTTTATTAACGAAGATGACGAAACATGGGATGCTGCCCAGCAATTCGCTGATGACCTTAGCGGATGGGAAGACATTGCCGAACTTCTTGGGCGCGTCGTTATGCTTACAATGCCGATGGGATCAGGTATTACAAAACGACTTTCGCATTGCATTGGGCCAGTGACTATTGCTGATGGAAAGGCTCATATGATTGCTGCTGTACGAAGAGACGCACAGGAGGCCGGTGATGAATAAGGTAAAGCTTACTGCGCCTGGCCAGATTGAGCGCGGCTGCAAAATTCACTGCACATTCAGCGGAAAGCCGCAGACCTATCGTGCAAAAGTAATCCTTAATGCTGGAACCGATAAAGAGGAAGTGCTGATCAACATAAAGAAAAACCTCTATTTCATAACCAGCATGGCGATAGATGGCAGCTCATGGGCTAAGGATGTGTACTTTGAAGCAGCACAGGAGACCGGTGATGACTGAAGACCAGAATGCATTGCTGATTTTTATGGAAGAACTGGGCGAAGTCGCGGCAGAGCTGCTGAAACTGCAGAACCAAGTATCGAAGGCAATTCGCTTCGGCATTGATGAACAGCGCGATTTAGCAACATCAAACCGCGAGCGCATTCAGGCTGAGTGGAATGATCTTCTCGGCTCGATTCAGGTTCTGGCAAAGCACGGAGTTGATCTGCAGCCGAATATCGCCGCTATCGCCGCGAAGGTAGAGAAAGTCGAACGATACACGTCATACAGCAAGCAATGTGGGCAGGTGTCCTGATGAACGAGCATAAAACCATCCAGATCGTCGCGGCTCCCGGCCACGAAGAATATGTAAAGGAGCTGATGGAAAAGCAGCTGAAAAAGGCCGGGCTTACGATAGCAATCTGCCCCACCGGCCATGAGGCTTTCTTCGAGGAATTAAAAACACCTGCAGTCCCACAACTGCAGAACCGAGAAACATGGCGCGGCAAAGGCAAGCGCCGGATGCCGAGAGGTAAATAGCAATGGCAACTGAATACGTCGATCTGGTAACCGATGCCGGCGAACTGATCCGCATCGAATGCCCGAATAAATACACCGACGAGCTGTACGACTCGCTGGAAAATTCGATGAAGCGAAAAGACTGGTGGAGCCCTTCACAGTTTGATGGCTGTACCGCTACTTACATGGGGTTGATTATTTCCCGCGTAGCGATGAGCAAAATTGTCGGGATGCTTTAACCCCCAGCTTTGCGGCTTGGAATGAACGAGGAACGAGAGAATGGAAAGTCCGAAAGAGTGTGTTGTTATGTGCTCAATGCCTGAAGATCGAAACAGAGTTGAAACGGGTGCCATTCAATTTGGTGGTGATTGGCCAGGGGTTTTTATTCGTGGCGACAATGCGGCCTACTACAGTATGGCGCTTGATAGTCTTTTGAGTGGCAATGTTGACCCTATGACTCTGGGAATACTAAGCGGTTTAAATGAGCTATTGAAATCTAGTCATGTTTAGACACATAACAAAGATATTCCCCGGCTCCGTCCGGGGCAATGAAGTGTTATTGGCAACAGCAGGCAGCACAGAAAACAGAGCCATGAAGGGCTTAATGAAACTGAAGATACGAACAATGGCTTTACTCGAATTGGGTGCCTGGATATCAAAGCGCTTTGAAAACCCCCGCCCAAGTAAGCGCACTGCACAGCACTGGTGCGTTTCTGGTGCTGTTCCAGCAAAAAAAATCGGCAACAAATGGTTTGTTGATACTGACGCAGAACAGCTGGAAACTGGGAATGATCTGGTTGATCAAGTATTGCGAGCGAGTTGATGGCACCAAGAGCACGAAAGCACAAAGGGCTGGAGCCAAATCTATACCAGTCCGAGCGAAAGAACACGACCTATTACCGTTACAAGCACCCGATAACAGGGGCTTGGCACGGAATGGGCGACAATAAGGCCAAGGCCAATGCAGCTGCGCGCATTTTAAATGCAAAGCTTCTTACTGGCGGCGCAGGATTGGTTGAGCGCGTACTTGGGATCGCTGACAAAACAATCTCTCACCTCGTTGAGCGTTTCCGCGCTGAGCGCCTGCCAGAGCTTGGGCTTGCCGCAGGAACGCAGAGAAACACAGAATACCGTCTCAATCGAATAGAGCAGGATCTTGGAAATCGCATCATTTCGACAGTCACAACCCAAGACTGTGCAGAGTGGCTTGATAATAATTTCGAACGAAACCCTTACGTTAAGCACCGCGGTACACTGATAGACCTGTTTCGGTTCGGTGTTACAAAAGGCTATTTGCAGAACAATCCGGCAGATCCAACTTACGCGCAAAAGCAGGATAAAAAAGCGCGCCAGCGCATGACGCTGGAGCAGTACAAGGCTCTACACGCAGCTGCCCCGTCATGGCTAAAGATCGCCATGGAGATTGCATTAATCACGCTGCAAGGCAGGTACGAAGTCTGCCATATGCGATATGACGCAATCAGAGACGGCGCGCTGCACGTTGTTCGTGAGAAAACCAAGAAAAACGACTGGGCGCGATTGAGGATCATGATGACCCCCGAACTGGAGGAAGTTGTGCGAAGATCCAGAGATGACGGTATTGTGAGCCCTTACATTGTTCATTGGCGTCCAAGTAGGATTAAGCCATCGAAAGATACCGACCACTGGAGCCAGTTCAGTCCAAACAAGTTCGGTGCAGAGTTCCGCAAAGTGCGTGACACGCTTTCGGTGTTCACCCGCATGCAAAAAGAAGAGCGTCCAACCTTTCACGAGATTCGTTCGCTTGGTGCGTGGCTGTATGAGCAAAACGGCTATCAAACAGACTACGTTCAACAGCTCATGGCCCACGGCGATCAGGCTATGACCAAATACTACCAGCAGGGCCATTCGGAAAAATGGGTGCAGGTTGAGGCCGGTTTGTGCATAAACGAACTGATCAGTTAG